GCAATAACGCGTTTTCCGGTCAGAACGTCTTCACGGGCCAACTCATCGCCAACGGGACGGTTCCGACGCTCACTGGCAGCTGCGTCGTCGTTGCCGGCACCCAGACGGGCGGACCGACAGCTGGTAAATTCGCCGTCCCAGCCGGGAACTGTGCTACAACGACGACGGTCATCCTCGCCATGCCGACTGCGCCGACCGGCTGGGCCTGCGATGCCCATGACCTGACGACGCCCACCTCGATCTTCGATCAGACTGGAACTGAATCGACAACCAGTGTAACCTTCACCATCCGTTCCGCGAACGCTTCGGCGGCCGATGTCATAAAATTTAAATGCCAAGGGTACTAAAGATGCGTCGCTTGCGACGCCTTTTTGTTGGTCCGTACAGCCGTTGGCCGAGAAAACGTGCATATCGCTGGCGCAAAGCAACTTTATGGAATAGTCTCTCGCGGCATCGTTTTTATGTGGATCATTTGCCTCTCAAGGAGCTGACAAAAAGGACAAACAGAAATGAACCCGAATACCTGGATCAGTTTTTTGACTACCACGATCGGCGCTGCTGCCACGGCTTCGGCGACAGATGGATTGATCACTGGAAACGCGGCTCAAACAATCATTAGCGTGGCGGGCATAGCGGTTCCCTATCTCTGGGGCCTGTTCATCCACCGGGACAGCAAGGTCGTCCAGACGGCATCAGTCATTACCGGCGTCGAGCCGATCAGAATCTCGCCGGAGGCGTCGCCTCAGTTGCTGGCGCTCGCCGCCGATCGCAGCATTCCGACCGTGCAGCCGGTCGGGCCTCCCTTCGCACTTTCCACCGGCGCCTCACAACAGCAAAGGCGGTAAAAAATGAACTGGACAGCTCTGCTTCTCGTCGCCACGAAATACCTTCCTGCGCTGATCAACATGATTCAGCAGGACGCGCCAACCGTACAGGCGTTCATCAAGGACGTCGAGGCCGCACTGCAAGCCGGTCCGACTCCGGTCGCGCTGCCTGATCTCGGGGTGCAGCTTGGGCAGCTCCTGGCCAACGTAAAGGCTGGGAACGTGAACGTCGCCGGGCTTCCGATCTCTTCGTCGCCGAAGTTCACTTCATGAAGAAGTGGCTTCACCTCAAGAAAACGAAACGACACTGGCGGCGCAAGCCTCCGAAGGTGGTTTCATGGAGAGATCGCCTTGATGCCGAGAGGGCGGAACGTCGGCAGAAGCTTGCGTTCCAAGATGCCTTAACGATGGGTCACGGTATGTCTGTTGTGGCGGCCGCGCTTCTCGGCGGGAGACTCCGATGAACCTCGATCCCACGCAAATCATGCTTCTCGCCCTTCTCGTGAGCATGGGCGCGGACAAGCTGTTCGTGGGATATCTGATCAGCCTGTTGGCGAGGAGCAGCCGTGCGCAACCCGTCAGCCCTCCTGTTGCTATCCCTCCCGCTGGGCCTGTTCCAGTCTCTCCTGGTCCTGTCGCTGTTCAACCGCCCGTCGGTCCCGCTCCCGCGGCCCCACCCGCCGTCATACCTCCAGTCGTTGTTCTCCCCGCCCCACCACTCCCGCCCCCCGTGGTTGTCCCGCCAGCACCAATCCCATCCCTCGCTGCCGGCCTTCCTCGATTTACCAACATCACCACATCCAGCTTCGCAGGGGTCGGAGACAGCGAAGTCTCAAAAGAGTCCGCCTACTATCCAGAGCACTACCCCAGCAAGTACATCGAAAGCGACAACCCCGGCGCAGCCCTCCCCTACCACTTCCCCGGAACTCCCCCGGTCATCCGCGTCTTCTTCCGCGGCAAGACCGTCGACTGCCCCATCGTCGATGTCGGGCCGTGGAACACCCACGACCCCTATTGGGATCACGGTGCCCGTCCCCAGGCCGAGAGCGGAACCGACACGACTGGCCGTCATACAAATCTCGCCGGACTCGACATCACGCCCGGAGCATGGAAGGCGCTCGGCAAGACCGGCAATCTCGACGCCATCAAGGACATTACGTCGTGGGATTTCGTATCGGTACTCGACAAGGGCAACCCGGCACCAGCAGTGCCGGTGTCGCAGCCATCGGCGCCAGCGCCGGTAGCCGGCGGGACGGTTCTGCAGCACAACACCTGGCCGCCGCAGTCACAGGCGGCATCGTTCTTCGGGGCGCCGGGGACCGGACTCGTAAAGGTGACGTGCCCGTGGCTGCTTACCGTCGAGGGTACGCACACGCAGACGATCACGATCCACACGAAGTGCGCTACAAGCCTGACTAGAATCCTAAACTACATCTGGGAGCAGTGCGGCAAGAACCAAGCACAGGTCGCCGCGTTCGGCTACGATATATTCGACGGCTCGTTCAACGACCGGGATATCGCCGGAACCGGTACGCCGTCACAACACGCTTATGGAGCCGCGCTAGACTTCAACGCGGCGGCCAATCCGCAACACGCGCCGCTCAGCAAAACCAAGTTCAAGGAGGACAGCCTCATCGTCCAGGCGTTCAAGGGCGAAGGCTGGACCTGGGGCGGCGACTGGTCGCCCGCCTACATCGACGCGATGCATTTTCAAATGCTAAAAGTATGAGGCCAAAACCATGACAGCACCAGCAAGAACAGTTCCAGCCATTCACGCCTACATAAAGCACCCGGGCGACGGTGCGCATGCCACGGAGGCGCCGTGGACCATGCCGGCTCTTGCCGCGCGGTACAGGTTCCCGACCAATCAAGCAGGCGGGGGCGTAATTGGCATCCTGGAGATGGGCGGCGGCTGGACGGCGTCGGACATGACGTCGTTCTTCGCCTCGATCGGACAGCCGGTTCCAAGCATCACCGACATCTCGGTTGACGGGACGACCAATACGCCCGGCAGCGACGACGATTTCGAAGTCGCCTTGGACATTCAAGTGGCCGCCGCAGCGTATTATGTCGCTACGGGACGAACTGCCGCCATTCGCGTCTACTGGGCGCAAGACATCGCAACTGCCCTGCGTGCAGCGACGAAAGACGGCTGCTCTGTATTCTCGATGTCATGGGGCGCCAACGAGGCGGACTGGAACTCGGGTTCCGGCGCCGGGTCGTGCCTCGACATGCAGGCGGCTGCGCTCGCCGCGGTGGCGGCTGGGACGGTCCCCTTTGCAGCATCCGGCGACAACGACAGTGACGACGGTGCGCGCAAGGCGGCTGTGGATTGTCCGGCGAGCTGCCCAAGCGTGGTCGGCTGTGGCGGGACGACACTGACAGTGGGCAGTGAAATCGTCTGGAACAACAATCCGGGCAACAATGACGGCGAGGGGACCGGAGGCGGATTCAGCAAAGTCTTCCCGATCCAATCATGGCAAAAGGGAGTTCCCGCCGCGCCGTCCGGCCTCGGCCGCATGGTTCCGGATGTCGCGAGCTGCGCCGACCCAAACACTGGTATCGAGATATTCTGCCAGGGGTCAGCTACGGTTGTCGGCGGCACGAGTGCTGCGGCGCCGCTGTGGGCCGGCCTGGTCGCCGCTTGCGGGGTGAGACTGGGCTCGATCGCGCCCAAGTTCTACCTCGCGCCGAGCGCTTTCACGGATATCACTTCGGGCGGAAACGGTTCTTACAATGCCGGACCTGGACCGGACCCGTGTACGGGCATGGGCTCCCCGATCGGATCGGCCGTCGCGACGATGCTGTCCGGAATCGCTACGAATCCGCCGGGGACGACACCGCCGCCGGTAACCACACCGCCTCCTGCTCCAGGCGTACCTCCTAGCCATGCCGCTGTCGACGCGGCATACGCAGCGCTCGGCACTGCGCTGGCGGCCTACGAGGCGGCGGTAGCGGCCTGGGTAGCTGGCAGCGCACAAGCGCGTCCTGCGCCGCCGCGGCCGCCGGATCTTCCGCAGCGGCCTGAACCACGCCCAGAGCCGCCACAAGGCGGTCCGCAACCTCGTCCGCAGCCGGGAAGACCCGGCGGCAACGATCCGCGCGGCGGCGGACGTAGGTAGGATGACCTTGACCGTCCAAGAACTGATTGAACTGATCGAGGAGCTGATCGCCCTCCTCCGACGCAGGCACTCTCCAAGTGCTATAAAGAACCTCACGGCGGCCTTCAAAAGGAGCAACACCATGTCTACCGTAACCCTTAATTGGACTCTTCCGACGACTCGCGTGGATGGATCGCCGTTGGCCACGACCGACATCGATCACGTCGATATCTTTGACGTCTCGACCGCCGACCCGGCGAGTGAAAAGGTTGCCACGATCCCCGGAGCTGCGACCAGCTTCATCCTGAGCGGCACGTTCACCGTCGGATTTCACAACTACACGGCAACCGTGACCGACACTCAAGGAAACGTATCCGGACCAAGCAATGTCGCCAGCCTCACGGTCGCGTCGACGCTGTCGCCTCCATCACCCATCGCCGACTTGACAGCGGTATTTGCCCAGTAGTCGCCTAATGAAGAAGTGTCCCCACTGCGGCGCGGAAGTTGTCCGGCGTGTGATGTCGACGGCCAGGTTCTGCAGTGGGACGTGCCGGCTCGCGTACAACAATGCGAAGCGGTCGAAGCGCACACCGGCGCGCAAGAAACGCGCGCACCCAACGCCTGAAAGGAGCTAAAATGCCGATCGGAATGGTTTTCTGGATGCTCATGATCCTGTGGGTTATCTTCTGGGGTTGGACTACCTGGGGACCTGGTGCGACGTACGCCTGGGGCGGGAGTCTGCTGTTATTCGTCCTGCTGTTCCTCCTCGGTTGGCACGACTTTGGTTTCGTGGTGCACTGAGCGGCGACGGATGACCTTCGCCGATATAGCTAGCCTTATCACCGCTGTCGCTGCTCTCGGCGGCGTATTCATGGGATTCCGAAACAGCCGTAAAATTCAGGAAGTTCACCTTTCCATCAACAGCCGAATGGATCAACTTTTATTGGCGACCAAAGAGTCCGCGCACGCGGCTGGCGTGAACGAAGAGAAGGCCAAGAACATTCCCGAGCAAACCATTACGGTGCCGGAGCAGACACTCAAGGTCCAATAGTGCCGCAATCCAAACGGCCGGAAATAAAACGCGAAATGTAAAGTGGCTCACACCAGTGACGACCGGCGCGAGGTAGAAGAACAAGCAAGGCGAGGCGCTTACCTCGTCGCAGGACACACGCCAGAGACCCAACTGGCCCTGATCACTCGCGACATGGAGCACCTGATCAAAAAGGTGCACAAAACGGAAGACGAAAATGAAAAGCTCAGGCAGCGCCAGGACGCGCTGGAGAAGGCGTTCGACAATTTGATCGTCCGCGGGACGACTGCCTTTGCCCTGGTAGTGGCCGCTGGAGTGTTTCTAGGATGGCTCGCATCGTTCATCAAGGACGCCCGCAACCTTATTGGGCGCTGACATGGCGCCAAAGGGTAGCCGTGTTCTCGATGTGCCTCGGGCTTGGCCTCGCAACCGCGTTCCTCACTTTTCAGGTTTTGGCGTGCCGGTAGCGCCCTGGAGGGCGGCGCGGGCTTTCGCGAGGGCCGTGCGGGCGTCATCGAACACGCTCTGCCCGTCACCGTCTGATGCGTCGGGCACGCACTGGTAATCGGTAATCAGCCGATCCAAGGACGGGATCATGCTCAAGATCGCCTCCTGCATCCTCTCCACGTCCTGCCGGGCGTGCTGCCATGCGGCAAGCTTGATGTCGGTCTGCTTTGCCTTTATTTCCCAATTCTCAGCGGTCTCGCGCATATCGGCGAGTTCGGCGCGGAGGCATTCGATCTCGTCATCCTTATGATCCGTGTGATAGTTGACCATCATCCCTCTCCTTGCGTTCCCTGGCGGCGAGAGGCTCACCGGTATCAGCGGTGGGCCTTGCTTCCGCAGCCCGCTATCTGCGAGGTCCTCAACCAAACACCGATTTGATTGCAGCCTCCAACTGCTGATTTGGGGCAACCGCGGGCGCCATGCCGAACTGGCCATTAGGCGCTTGTCCGCCTTCGGCGGGCTGCCTGAACGGGGCGACTGGAGCGGTTTCAGCGGCCGGCGCGGCTTCCTTGGGCGGACGTCCGCGGCGGCGCCCGGTGGAGGCCGGGGCAGGCGGTAGTCGCAGCGCAGCTAAAGGGCTAGCTGTCTCCACAGGTACAGACGCGGGTGACGACGCAATATGAGCAGGGGGGGCGCCCAGCGCCAAAGGGGATTGGTCTCCCGTGGACTGCACAGCAATCGCCAAAACGCGCGGCTTGTCGCCCCGGCCGACCAGGGCGTCCGTCTTCTTGGCGATCAGCACCTCGTTGCGCTGCTTGGCGGTCGCTTCGTCAATGAAGCCCAGCCCGGAGAACGTAAGCGTGCCGATGCCGCCTGCTTCGAATGAGATACGCGTGACGACGTCTCGCACCGTGAACGCGTGCCCCTTGAACTTGTTGTTGTAAGCCCGCAAATTTTCCAGAGAATTGGGCGGCACCCGCAGCAGAAATTCGACATCGTCGCCGGGAATCAGGAGCGCCAGCTTCTGGTACTTTCCGCATGCGGGGACGCCTTTCCCGGTGACCTTGGATGTCGCCGAGCCCCACACCGCTAGCTTACAGCCGTGGACGCCGGTAGGATCTGCCGCGCAGGAAACAGCTTGCGGCTCGCTGCAGTTGACGCTCGGGGCCACGCCATTGTCCGACCAGCATTTGGGCGGGCTGTATGACTGCGCGCCGGGATCGAACGCATGTCCAAAATAAATCTTGGAGGGGTGATCTCCGGCGTCGATAATGACGCAGTCGAGATACGGCACCCCCGTTTTCGGGTCGACGGTCACCACGGGTTCGGTATCGCCGACCGAGTCGATCAAGGTGAAGCGCTGGCCTTGAATCGACACGTAGGGAGGCGTCCCGGTACCGAGATTGGCACCCAGGCGATCGGTGAAGTCCGGCAGGTTCGAATTTTGGAGGTAATCGGGTAATTGCATTTTGGTTGCTCCTTCAGGCCGTCGCGGCCTTGACCGCCCACATGGCGGCATCCTCGTAATGGGTCTGTGCGAGCGACGCGAGGCGCGCATCCTTCGCTTTCAAAGTCTCGCAGAGGTCGATCATGACTAGCTCCGGCGGACATTCACGCGAGTAAAGTATCCCACTTTAAGCCCTGGCGGGGGCTGTCCGTTGTGCTCGTCCATCCATTTACGGACGGCATCTTTTTGCGGCTGCACCAGCAAAAGGTCTGCGCCGATTTCATTCCAATTTTCGAGCGCAAAGTCAAGCAGAGCCATGCGGCCGACCTGATTTTCTCCCGACGCGTTGGTATAGGCCGGCGCCTCGGGGTCGACGCTGACGTTTAATAGATGTGACAGATAAGCCGTTCCCGCATCGGTCGACAAATTAGCCTTGTCGCCGGTTCCGAGCGCATTGAGCATGGCGTGCAGCTCGGCTTCGATCGCCTCCAGGCGCGCCTTGTGAGGCGCGAGCAATTCAGCGACACGCTTGTTCGCCTCCTTGATCTTGTCCTGGAGATCGAAGTGCTCGGCGATCAGTTCTTCGGCGGTAGGCTTAATGGGAATCATAACTCGCCCCTGCGCACCGCATCAAGCAGAACTCCCTGCATCGAAGTGTTGGTTTCCAACCGGTGGAACATCTCGATTTCGGCTTTGGTAGCAACCAACTGGTAAGCCGTGACCGGCCAAGACTGTCCAGGTCTATGCGCGCGACGGTTCCCCTGGATATAGAAGCGCGTTTTGTCCACGGCAGTTATCCATATTACCGTATCCGCGACAACGAAGTCATTAATCCCATGGCTGACAGACTGCGCATCTACGATCATGATCTTGAACTCCGGATCGTCGGCGAAAGCCTGAATGATTACCGGACGGTCGCTGACATTGACCGCACCGTTAATAACGCCGCATTTCCACTTCTTCCCCAAGGTCGTTTTTAGAAAATCTATAATACTCGTCAGCGGCGAAAAGATCAATACCTTTCTTGAGGTCGAGTTGATAATTCTTTCGACTTCCTCGTAACGAGGTGCTGCATCAACTTTATGAGCGTGATGTCCATCGTCGTAAACCATGCCAAGACAAATTTGTAGGAATTTTTGCCGTGCTGCCGCCTCATTTATGCTGTCAATGACTTTACCACTCTGCATGGTAACCTGCATATCGCGCTTCAACTCTGCTAGTTTTTTCTTTTGCTCCTCAGTGAGAGATACTGTGCGTTGCTGCACGGTAAATTCAGGTGCATCTTTCCAGACATCTCTAATATCGTATCGGATAGCTGGCGCAAGAAGTCTGAAGGCTGTGTCGTAACCATCTTTGCGCGGGATCCATTTGAAATTGGAAACCTGAATCATAGTCTCTTCGCGGAACTGCCTGAAACTCTTTCCTTGGGCGTTGTTGAGGAACTTAGCAAGTCCGTAGGCATCCGTCGGTTTTTGGGCAGTTGGCGTGCCGGTAAGCATCCACGTGTACGGTCGCCTTCCGATGGCCAGTCGCGCGACCCGATGTCGCTTGGTTTGCGCATCGCAGTAGGCATCGGCTTCGTCCATGACGACGATCTTGATTGCCTCGTCCTCGGCCAAATCTTTCGAAAACCCGTCTAGCTCGAACTTCTTTCGCGTGTGTGCCCCGATCCCAACGCCATCCACGTTAATCAAAGCAAAATCCGGCTTCTTAGCGAGCAAAGCACGTCGCTTCTCAGCAGTCCCGTGGAGCAGCTCAAAAGAGCGTCGCCCCAGAAAAATGGCAAAGATGGCCTTTGCCCATACGCTTTCTATCACGTTCAACGGCGCCACAATAAGCGTACGCCAGCCGGGATTCTGCAACATCAAATGATCGGCAGCCCACAGCGCGGGTAGTGTTTTCATGGTTCCGGGATCGCTTAGATTGAAACAGCGCGGGTGCAATAGCTGGAAATTGCACATCACAATCTGATGTTCTAGTGGCTTGCGGCCAGGTTCAATCGGAAAATCGTAATTACGCGTCCCTATAACAGGAACTACCGGATATTGCATCCAACGCAGTACCTGGCTGTTTTTCAACGTCGCCGGCACGGCAACGTAAGCCCCGTTTATCTGCTTGGCCTCCGGCAAACTCTGCAGCAACTGCGCGACGTGCAAAGGAGATGGCGTCTCGTAGACGAGCAAATTGCGCGGCTGGTCGAAGAAAAAGTTCAAGGCTTCCAATCCGGCAATAAGCTATCAACACCCAACGTCGCAACCTGCTTCGCTAAGTCGTTCCGAGGCGGTTTCAAATAGCTGCTTAAATCCGCAATCACCTTATCCGCCGTCCCCCAAAACGCTGTTCCGCCTGCAGCCGCGACCTCTGCCATCCGCCGCTTTTGCGTTGCGGTCGCGCCCTTCCCGTGGCGCTTGACCTCAATCGAGACGAACTTGCCATCCAAGCAGGCAAGGATATCCGGGACGCCCGACTTGCCGTAGCCGAACGTCATTGGTTTGACGTACCAGCAATTGGGCAGCGAATCGAGGTAGCGCCAGATGTCCTGTTTTTCCCACGCTTCAGGGGTTCTCAATGCCAGCACTCCAGCACTCCAGCACGAAAAGCTCTTTCGGTCCGTACAACTCGTCAAGCAACGCATCGCGCTCCTGCTGTGTCATCTTATAATTTTCACGCAGATGCCACTTCTTCGCATAGCGGCTGAGCATGTTTCGCTTCAATCCTAGCGTCGAATTTGCATCGACGGTTTCTTGATCGGTAGCCACGAAATTACCTCTTCTTGTTGTGCTCGCAATGCTTGACGTCGCAAAATCCGCAAAGAGGACCAGGTCGTTTCTCAAACTGCCCCGTTTTCCGATCGCGCTCGATCCGCTTGATGATTCCCGTTACCTTGGTCCATGCATGCCTCGTATCGGAGAGGTCGTACATCTCGCCGAGGCGGTTTTCTTTCAACCAAACATAGTTGCCTGCGATTTTTTCCAAGCTCGGTTTTGCCGCGTGCAACATGAGGGCGCCGACATCCAGCTCGAAACGGTCTTCGTACTTGCTGCCTCCGGTCTTCCAGTCCGCTAGGTACGCCGTATTGCCGTTCACCACAACCACGTCAAGCTTGCCGCGCAGCCACACGTTGGCATGATCGAAGAAGTCGCATCGCAATCCCGTGGCAGTGATGCCGAGTTTAAGCTCGACGCAAATAGCCTGCTCTCCACCATCGTGAAAAGCGTCGAACGGTTTCGCGAACGGCTCCCATCGTGCGAAGTCGGGATGCAGCGGCTTATTGTGCGCGATCCGGTGCTCCAACGCCTCGTGCACCTTGGTGCCGTAACGCATCGCCTCGGTCTCGACGAACGGGATCGACTTCTTGATGTAGCGTTCGTAGAACTGATAAGGACAGACGTTCTCGTAGCAGTTCAAATTACTGTACGAATACACGAGCCGCGTGCGGTCGAGGATGGCAGGGATGGGACCTGGGTCGTAGTTCATTTTTTACCTCTTCGGCGCGCGTTAATCGCTTCCCTGTTTTTTGCCGTATAAACTCTGACACGCTCCAAGTCGCACGCGCGACACTTTCGTTCACCGCGCCTCGTAATCATAAGGTTTCGCCCGATGTACTCGTGTCCCTGTGGGCAATGCGTGCGCCTCGCCTGTTTGGCGAAAAAGCTTTCTCCGCGCATGACATTTTCAACCGGTGTGACCGGCTCTAAGTGATCGGGATTCACGCAACAGCGAACGCGACAAAGATGGTCTAAAGTCAAGCCTTTCGGAATAGGCCCTTTTTCCAATTCATAGTAAAGTCGATGCGCGCGACGAAGTACTTTTTTACCGTTTTCGTACATGCACAGCATCGCATATCCATTTCCGCTCAGCGCCCCTGTCCACAAATAGCATCCGCAATTCGGTTCAGGTATAAACCTGCTTTCTATTCTACTTCGAATATCTAACATTGAGCGAACTTTCGGCATCAAGAGGAATGTTAGGGAGCCATACCGGTGCCCGGCACATTTCCAGCCGGCACAATTCTAATGTCTCCTCGGCCTTGGAGTCGTCGGGGATCAACAGCAGGAGCTCGTCGTAGGGCCAGTTCAACGTCCTGATCCCGTACTGCCGCTTGATCCGGATCATGGCCTGGCTGACGTGCACGCGCGATACGAATTCCATGATGTTCTGACACAACTTGGAGGGCCACATCTTTTTCCAGCCGCGCTTGACCTTCATCCGCCAGTAGCCGTTGCGCTCGAAGTCGCGGCAGTCCTCGTCGGGACCGGGGCGATGGAATTCGAGGGTATCGTACAGCATGGCTTGCCCTGACGGAAGAATTAACTTGTGATCCTTCACTAAGAATGGCCCCCAGTCCATCGGCGGGCCGCCCGCGAGGCGCGAAATGATCCTTCCGCACTGCGCCCAGTACCCCGTGTTAGGAGCGCAAACAGCCGGATGACTGTCACGGAAAATTGTCACGAAGCGGTCAGCTTCTTCCAGGCTCATGTCGACCGGAGGACCGTACAAGCCGGCCTTAGCCGTCTTCTGGAACTGTTTGGCACCCGCCCCAAAAATACACATGAGATTCGCTTGTTTCGAGCATCCTCTTTTTTGCTCCATTTCCAGTTTGCGAGGGTCGTCCTTGCCGGGCTTGTAAATTTCTTCGCCGTAAAACTCGCAGGCCAAGGGTATATAGGGATCCTCACCGCGACGAAGCCGCTCTACCACGTCGTCTTGCCCCGCCAGCTTCATCGCGAACCTGAATTCAACCTGCGAGGCATCGACCGGCCCTAACAGATATCCTTTCGGCGCCAAAATCGAACGTCGGATAGCGGAACCACGCTTGAAGTTGAGCCAGTTCGCGCCATCGCCTCCCGTAGGCCGGAGGGTAGCAGCGCCACAGTAGCGCAGATAAACGCACATAGGTCCTCGGTTAGCCATGTTACCGAGGGTCTCGGCGCGCGTCTGGAGCAAAGTCGACTTGGCGCCGATGCGGGCTTCGGCAAGCGCGCGGATGCGATCGTCGTCATGTTCGAGCAGCTCCTGCATGAAATCGTCGGACTTGGCGAAGGCGGGGATCATCTCGCCTTTCGGGTTTTCCTTGTAGCCGATCTCGACGCCCTCAGCTTCGAGGAGCGCTTGGAACTTTGCAGTGCTTTGCACATCTTTTTCTTCAATTTTAAGACATGCAAAACGCGCTTGTTTAGCCTTGGCTTCTGATTCCCAGACCGTCGCTAGCATGTCAAAATCTGCCCGCAAAACAGGTTCCACAAACATTCTAACTAGTGAATCTATAACGTATAGCTCCTCTTTTGGAAAATCTTTTATCAGTATTCCGAATAATCTCCAAATTGATTCGACTTCGTCACAAGCGCCTTCTGCAACCAAGGTTTGTTCTCGTTGAGTCAGCTCATGCCAATGTTTGCCTTTAAATATCGCGTAAGGAGTAGTCTTAGGCGGCATTTTGTAAAGTTTGCGCACATTGTCTAGGGAGACCGATTGATGTATTGGATGCAGAAGTCGCGCCATGGACATCGTGCAACCTAGCATCTTCGGTCTTATGTCATAATGATGACTATTTATTAAACCATCAAAATTATGATGATGGTGAATCATAAAAACATCTGACCAATCCTCTTGAGCTGCTACGAATTTCCATTGTTCTCTGGTATACCAACGCGCCGCATGTTCCGGCCCCCACTTTACAGCAATGCCGTGTATTTCGAAACGCGGATCACGCACATATTGTTCCGTGCTCAATTTAGACAAAGTAAACTCATCGCTGAAAAAAGTTTCATAATCTCCACAAATTATCCTCATACCGGCACCACCTTGTAATTGCTCCACCGGCCCTGCCCGCTCCAAATCTTGATCCCCTGAGCGCCCAGGACCTTGTTCATCTGGTGGACGTGCACGTTGATGATCGAGATCGACTCGGCCCCGCCGTCCGGGTCGTCTGCATAAACGTGTTCCCTGATCTGATCGCCCGTCACGCCCTCGGGATGCTTGCAGACATAGGCGTAGATGCGGCTCTTTACCGACCGCGCCGAGAACGGATTGTCGGGCGGGATCAGCTGGTGGCAAGTGGGGCAGCAGGCCGGTTTCATCTAAAATAACACCAGAGGCCCGCAACGAGCGGGGGGATTGCGGCGAGGGCGAGATGGATCAGGATCCAAGTCAGCATGTATCTTCGTCCCAAGTAATCTCGTCCCAAGTAATGTCGTCGTCCCAATCATCAGGGTACGAAATGTCGCAGTGCGAGCAGTACCAGCCGCCGTTGACCCCGACGTCAGGCTCGGCTTCCTGATGTTCCATTTCCAAGTCGCATTCAGGGCATCGTTTCATCAGAACGGCCTCATCAATTTGCGCATCTTGCGCGTGAGCTCGCGACCCTGCCGTATGCGTTCCTGGCGGCGCTTCTCATGGCGCCGTTCCAATTCGAAATAAATGAACCAGGAGACGGAACTGGCGATGAAGGCCAAGGAAGACAGAAATCCGAGAGTGTGAAGGTTCATGGCGTCCCCCTTGGCGCGGCTTTGATCAGCTCAATCAACTTATGAGCCATGAGGATATACGCAGCGCTCCTCGCGGCGCTCTCGGCGCTCTCGGCGGCGCTCTCGGCGCTCTCGGCGCTCCACGCGGCGCTCCTCGCGGCGCTCCTCGCGGCGCTCCTCGCGGCGCTCTCGGCGCTCCACGCGGCGCTCCACGCGGCGCTCTCGGCGGCGCTCTCGGCGGCGCTCTCGGCGGCGCTCTCGGCGGCGCTCCTCGCGGCGCTCTCGGCGGCGCTCCTCGCGGCGCTCCTCGCGGCGCTCTCGGCGCTCTCGGCGCTCTCGGCGCTCCACGCGGCGCTCCACGCGGCGCTCCACGCGGCGCTCCACGCGGCGCCCGAATCAAGTCCTTTCGCTCGCAGTTCCAATACAGCGGCGCATTTTTTTATTGCATCGGATACAAGCGGATGGTTAATACCGGGATTAACTTGGTCGTCGGTCAGCAACCAATGCAGAAATTGCCAACCTACGAGCGACAAGTCAGCGCCGGGCTGTACGGCAGACATAAACTGGATAGGCCATTTTTTTGCGCAGCCGTTCGGAAGCCCTTCAAAAATGCAATCCTCCAAATGCGCCAACATTTGGGGGATACCAAAGCGCTTTTCGTACTCGACATGATTGCCGGAATGGATCGTACAGCCGATCGCACACCCCTTTCCGTCTTCCCAATATCTGCCTTTGACAAATTGATCAGCCTTGGCGTGTGCTTCCAGCTGTTTGAGAATGGCGGGCTTGGTGACGGTCGTGTTGACGAATGCGAGCATGTTCCCCTCCGTTTTTACAATTTCAATAATTAATCCGCCAAAACGGCCAAGTCAAGCGAAATTGTAGTGAAAGTTGGGGCTTGACGCGCGGGCGTGGCCGGGAGGACACTCGCCGCCCCGCCCGGCGTCTGCCCCGTTGGGAGGCGCGCGGAAAAGAAAAGCCCCGGCAAAGGGTTGAAGCCTTGCCAGGGTAAAGTGGTCTCGGGGAGGAACGTGAATCCAGCGACCGAAGCCGCCGACTCCTGTTTTATGCCGGGCGGCGGCAAAATGCAAGGGGTTAAAATGAGCGCGATGCTAGAAGCCGCGTTAAGGTACGCCGCCCTCAACTGGTTTATTTTTCCCATTCATTCGATTCGATTCGACGGCAAGTGTGGTTGCGGGCGCCCAGACTGCCGCGTACCAGGCAAGCACCCGAGGATAAAATGGAAGGCCGGCGCGACGTGCGACGTCGAGACGGTGCGCGCGTATTGGACGAAGTGGCCCAACGCGGGCATCGGCTGCGCGACGGGCCCGTCCGGCCTGCTGGTCGCGGATGGCGACGCGGCGGAAGGCATTCTGGCGCTGCGCACGGTGGCTGGGCCCCTGCCTCCCACCGCGCGCAGCCGGACGGCGCGAGGCGTGCACGTCTTCTTTCGGGGGCAGGGAGGCACGCGGTCGGATCCCGATCGGAAGCTCGATACGCGAGGCGCGGGTGGCTACTGCGTCCTGCCGCCCTCGCCACACGTCAGCGGGCACGTCTACAGCTGGGATGTGCCGCCCTGGACGTCAGAAGGACAGCTACAAATTGCTGACGCGCCGGCTGCGCTCGTCGCCTGGTCGCTGGAGAAAAAGGGGCGTGGCAACCGGACAGGCGCCACGCCAGGAGGGGACAACAGGGAAACCGGATCCCGGCCGGAAGGCGTGGCCGGGGGCCACAACAACTTTACGGCACGCTTGGCAGGCTGTCTAGATGCCCCTGACTGGGCTGAGGTCGACCGCGCGCTGGCGCGCATCCCGGCCGACTGCAAGATGGACACATGGATCCGCGTCGGCATGGCGCTGCACGCCACGGGGGACAGCGGCGCGCTGGCGCGGTGGGACCAATGGAGCTCCAAGGGGGGCGACAAGTACCGCGGCCAGACCGAGACAGCGTACAAATGGACGACGTTCAAAGCGGGGGGAGGCGTGGGGCTCGGGACGCTGTTTGCGATCGCAAGGGAGCACGGTTTCAGAAGGGAGGTGATGCAATTTGACGCCGGTGCCGCACACCCCGATGAGACGAGGCCCCCGCTCTTGAACGGAGCGGGGGCCGAAACGCCGCACGGGATGAACGGGCACGCATCCGCACTGCCCGCCAGTTTCCGGGAGACGGCCATCCACTTCCCGGACGTGACCGACGGGGGGAAGGTCAAGGTGACCTGCCGGAACGTGCGCATCGCCATGCGGCACCTCGGAATCACGGCGGAAGACGACGAATTTCACGACCGTATGCGAATAGGGGGGCAGCCGCTCGGGCAGTGGGCAGGCGAATTGACCGACAACGCAGTTTTTGCGCTGCGCTCTCTGATCGAGCACGAATACGGGTTCGATCCGCCCACCACCGCGACGTTCGAGGCAGCCGTGCAAGAGTGCATTGCGCACCGGCACCACCCCATAAAGAATTATTTCGAATCATTACAATGGGATCGTACGCCCAGACTGGACACGTGGCTGTGCCGCTACCTCGGCGCGGACGAGAATTCTTTCAATCGGGCCGTGTCGCGCCTGAGCCTGATAGCCGCGGTCCGGCGCATACTCCAACCGGGATGTAAATTCGACCAGATCATCGTCCTGGAGGGCGTTGAGGGAAAAGGAAAAAGCTCAGCGATCGAAATCTTGGCGGGAAGCGACAATTTCAGCGACCAATTAATTTTAGGACTGCGCGATAAAGAGCAACAGGAAGTGATCCAAGGCGTGTGGTTGTATGAAATTGCGGATCTCGCGGGCCACGGCCATGCGGAAGTCGAGAAGGTCAAGGCGTTTGCTTCTCGCACCATCGACAGGGCCAGGCCTGCTTACGGGCGCAAGCGCGTCGACATCCCAAGGAGGTGCATATTTTTTGGCACAACCAACGATAAGTCCTATCTGAAGTCGCAAACGGGGAATCGGCGCTTTTGGCCGGTGGAGTGCCGCCACGTCGATCTGGAGGCGCTACGGCGCGATCGGGATCAGCTGTGGGCCGAAGCCGTGCTCGCGGAGCGGGGCGCGTCCCTAGTGCTCCCAGAAGCGTTATGGGGGTCTGCCGCGGCGCTCCAGGAAAGCAGACGGGCGCACGATCCTTGGGACGATCAACTGGAAAATCTGGAGCGGACGACTTGGGCCAAGCGGGTCCAGCTGGTCGAAGGCGACGAATGGCGGGTGCCTTCACGCGTGTTGATGAGCGACGTCCTGGGGATACCGGCCGATCGGCAAAGCGACATTGCCGCAAAGCGCTTGGCGTACGCGATGCGGCGACTTGGCTGGGAATGCAAACTGTTCAGGATCGAGGGCGTACCCCACAGGGGGTATGTCAAGAGCGCTGGTGCTTGCGCAGAGCGCAACACGGCTACACGGCAGGCATGATGAATACCGCGGGGCTGCCCGCATCGCTCATGGCGATGCGGGCTTGCATTCGCAAGGGGCGCTAGATGGTGTCTGTTGACTTTCTCATTGACATACCTCCCGCGTAAACGGGCAGATTCCTAGCAGACTTGCCCCATGGGGGGCAAGCCCTTCGATTCGCCAGGCACAAAGATCGCGACCACGACCGCCCTCGATTACTTGGAACCGCCGCCGCCGATCTGGCGCCGTCGCATCAATCAGGTCACCAATCGACCACGGGCGATCAGCGATGCGTTGAGCGTCTCATCTGGACCGCGGCCTCCCTTGTAAATCATCCTGAAAATACTGGCGGCCGTAGCAAGCCAAAGCTGGCGCTCCGGTTCAGACCAGACTTCGCCGGCTGGCGGTAATTCCTGCAACAGGCCTTGGATAAAGGGATGTAGATCGGGCGGACCGCCGCTTCCGCTGCCTTTGCCGCCTCGATCGACCTCCGGTTGGATATGCGGAGCTGGTCCCTCGTCTCGTTGTGCTTCGTGCACAACGGTAGCGATTGCGGTTTCCATAGTAGTTATCCAAAGTCGCAGGGTTGGCATCACCGGCTTTATCAGGGTGCGATTTTGATTAGCAGAATCTGAATCCGTTTAATAATCACGAAATATTTCAGCCTGAAATAATTGATCAAAACGGTAACATGGCGTAACGCCGCGGTGTTACCAAAATTTATTTGCGTTTTCAATTTGGTAACATCTGTAACAGGAGTAACACCAATAAGTAAGACTAGTTGGAGAATAGGAGTGTATTATTAATACATAGGATTATATTCCAGAATCTTACAGGTGTAGGGGAGCGGTGTAACGCGGTGTGCGCGCCGTTACAGCATTGAAATCATTGTGGAATAAAAACGAAATCAGTGTTTTGGTTGGCTGTTACGTGGTTCCGCGTCTGAAGGTTGAACTTGGGTAGCTTATTACCTCTTTTGAAACAAAGTTGCGCAAATCTGGGTGCTTTTTGCAACTTTATGTGTTAACATATGCAGTTTTACAATAGGAAAAATCAGGTTTTCCTATAGGTGCTTAGGTGCTCCAATACCTTTTTTTGATGAAATGAGCGCAGAAAAAATCCGTTTGACTCCCGTTTTAAATCGTGTTTAATAATTGTTGCGCTGATCAAGGCGCTTTCGGAAGGATTAAATCAGATGGCACACGAAATCGACATGACCAACGGCCGCGCGAATATCGCCTTCATGGGTAATCGGAATGACGTGTGGCACCGCTTGGGGCAAGAGATGAAAGAGGGGATGACGATCGAGCAATGGGCCAAGGCCGCAGGCCTTGATTGGACCGCGATCAAGGTGCCGGCACTCATGGATCTGAAGTCTCTTGGGGGCGTTTTTCTTACTAAGGACTTGGCTGCGGCTCGTGACCGTTCCTTTATGGTGCGTAGCGACAACGGCGCCATGCTGGGGGATAATTGCGTGACTGACGTGTACCAAGCGGTGCAGCCCGCCGAACTCCTTGCGTGGTTTGACCAGTACATTGCGGTTGACGATCGTTTCGCGCTGGACGTGGCCGGCTCGCTCAAAGGCGGTTCGGTCATCTGGGCAACGGCGACATGGAAAGAGCCGCTCGTGGTGGCCGGTGATGCGCACACCGCTCGCGTACTGATGTCGACCACGTTTGATGGTTCTGGCGCGACGATCAACCAAATGACCACGACGCGAGTCGTGTGCAACAACACGCTGCGGTGTGCGCACAGCGACAAGCATAACGCAGTGGTGCGGACGCGGCACAATACGAAATTCGACGCCAAGGCCGTCGGCGCTGAACTCGCCGGTCTTGCGCAGTCAATCGCTCAGTTCAAGAAGGTCGGTGACGCCATGGCACAGGTGACCATGACGGCCGCGGATGTTTCCGCTTTCTTCAAGGCTTGTTTGGATATCAAGCCCGAAGAAAAGCAGGAAGATATCAGCACGCGGAAAATGAATCAGTTCCGCGCCATTTCGCAAGCGTTCAATACGACGCGGCGCGAACGTGAGGCCAAGCAGGGCGACGCAATCGATGTGTGGACGGCTTTGCAGGCTGTGACCAGGTACGTTGATCACGAGCGCGTTTCGATCAACGGTGACCATGGCGAGAAGCAATTCACGTCCGCCAATTTCGGTTCGGGCGACGCGTTGAAGGGTAAGGCAATGAATCTGCTCATGCCGCGTGTTGCGGAGCTGGTTGCAGCGTAGTCCGTTGCGGTTAGCGCCCGCGTGCGACGGGCGCACTCCGCAGCGATCTTGCTGCATGCACGGGGATTAATCATGAATTGGGGAAATCTGACTCGCGTATTGCTCGATTCGCCTTGGCTGGAGCAATCGGACGATTTGTCGACTCCCGAGGGGATGATTGCAACGGCCGTTGCAATCCTGGATCGGATGAAAAACGGGGAGGTGCTGCGCACCGTATCGTGGCGCCCGATGCGCTTGATCGATGCGCCGGTTTATGTGCCGCCGCCTGTTGCCGCGAAGCATGAGGGGCCGATCGGCGGGGCGACTGTGACGCGGCCTAGCGCACCCCCTCAGGCACCAAGCCCGGCACCGGCCTATGCCGAGATTGAGTTTTAATCGTGCAAGAGCGGCCAATTCGGCCGCTCTTTTTTCTTGACGGGCGCGTCGAAGCCGTGCTTTAATAATTGCGGTTGAACACCTTGGAAGGGGAGTAAGGGAAATGACACGTTGGAAATACATGGGAGACGAAAATGGCCCTTCGGAAAGCTACCATCGCAAAGGAAGCCCTTCGCCAACTTGGCGGCATTGTCGAGATGCTGCGAACTAAATGGGACTGGAGCGCAAAGCCAACGCTTCAGCAGGCGAGAGAGGAAGTGGAAAGGCTGCGCGCACAGCTCGCTAAAGCAGAAAAGGAAATTGAGCGACTCGCGAAAGAGCCTTGGTGCCCGTTTTGTAAAAAACATCACGTTGGCGGTGATGCTTGTCTTGGGCACTTTCCATGATCACAGTTTCATGCCTTTTTGATTTGGATTGTGCATGGCCGCTAATTCAGCGGCCTTTTTCTTTGCCTCGCGTTCCTCCGCTTGACGGGCTCGCCATGCTCGCCAGTGAGCTTGGCGCTTTTCGGTTTGGTTTTTGCGCTCGACGATAGCTGCAGCGATTTTTTCGAGTTCCGCGGCTTGCGCCCGCAGCTTGCTGCGAATCAATTCGACGGCCCATTCTGGAGCTGCGCCCCAGCCATAGCGCCACGCTCGAACGCAGGCGAACGACGCGCGATTGTCAAACAGGTCAAGCAACTGCTGACGCGTAATGGGTGCCGCGCGAAGCATCTTAATCGCAGCGTCGAGACCTGGTGTTATCCGTCGCCTCGGGAGCGAATCGCCGTGCTTTCGGGGGCGATTCTCGCGTGCGGCAAGGGCAAATTCTGATTCGGCATTTAGCTCCATTCTCGCACCCTACCTCAGCTTGTCAGCCGGCGCACCTCCCCCTTCGACCAGGCGCCGCTCAACCGGCGAATCGCTCCTCAAACCCCCGATTAGTTGCATCACGCGCACTACAACCTAATTTCTCAGTTACAATTGAGAAATGAAGCGGGAAAATTCCTCAATCATTACAACGAAACGCCTTGCGAGCGGCGTGCGATGTGGGGCGCGGAGGTAATAAGGTGTGCTTGCCGACCATGCACTACTGACCGTTCGGTAACTTAGGTAAGCGGTAATAGGGTAAGTGCGACAATGCGACAAAATGTAGCTGCGCAACCGCCACTACTTCAACCGTTGCGCGAGGCAATGGACCCGGCTCAAGAGGATTCGGAGGTGCTTCAACGCTCCACCACCCCGGAATTTTTCCAAAAAATTTGTAGTGTGTCCCCCTCGGAGGACTTGTGCTTGACAGCGGGTCGATTTAGGCGTAATATGCAGGCATGTCACTTGAAGAACGCTTCTTAGTTAAGTTTAGAATCACGTTGGCCGGATGCTGGGAATGGACCGCGTATAGACAACCGACCGGCTATGGAGTCATGTGGAACGGTTTCAGGTCTGAACAGGCACATCGTATTTCCTACCGTATGTATTGCGGGGAGATACCTGCTGATCGCGAGATAGATCACAAATGCCACAATCGAGCGTGCGTGAATCCAGAACACTTGCAACTTATTACTCACCGCGAGAACATCAGACTCAGTGAGACTGTAATGGGGATTAACGCTAGAAAAGATGTTTGTATGCGAGGACACCCTTTGGAAGGTACTAATTTACGGATAACCGTAAATGGTTATAGAGCGTGTCGTGCTTGTGTTCGAATGCATGTAAAGGCATATAAAAAGCGTAAGCGAGTTGGGGGATGAATTTCTATAATGAGATTGACCCCTACGCCGCCCAATGGCTGCGAAATTTAATTCAGAAACAATTAATTCCCCCTGGAACCGTCGACGAGCGCCCGATCCAAGATGTCAAACCCGCCGACCTCGTCCCCTTCACCCAGTGCCATTTCTTCGCCGGCATTGGCGGATGGCCCCTCGCCCTTGCAACAGCAGGTTGGCCAACTGACCGCCCGGTTTGGACGGGAAGCTGTCCTTGCCAGCCTTTCTCCGCGGCAGGCAAGTCTCTCGGGTTTGCTGACGAGCGGCACCTCTGGCCCTTCTGGTTCCATCTCATCGAGCAGTGCGAGCCTCCAATTATCCTTGGCGAGCAGGTTGCATCGAAGCCCGGCCTTGCGTGGTTCGACCTTGTTCAAGCTGACCTGGAAAGCGCGGATTACGCCGTTGGGTCGGCCGATCTCTGCGCTGCGGGCGTCGGCGCTCCGCACATCCGGCAGCGACTGTGGTTCGTGGCCGACCGCGACGGTTCACGATGCGGACAGGGGCGGCCAGGCGAAGCGGGCGGCGGGCGAGACGCGCCACGGATCGAACCTGCAGGACTTCGCCCTGCTGGCGACTTGGGCAACGCCTTCAGCCCGCGACTTCAAGAGCAACGAGGGTTCGGAAGCCTTCCATCAGGTGAGAGCGGAACAGACGCGCGGGAAGCCGCTGAGCGAACAGGCGCATCAGTTGGCGAGTTGGGCGACGCCCCGCGTGACGCACAACGGCGGTCACGGCTCGCCGAAGCGGGCGGAGGACGGTCGAGCGCGTCTGGAGGATCAAGTCCATGGAGCGATTGCGACTGGTTCCCCTGCACAGACGGAAAAGCGCGGCCAGTTGAGCCCGGATCATTCCCGCTGGCTCATGGGGTACAGCGCCGAGCATCTAAGCTGCGCGCCTACGGAAATGCCATCGTCCCGCAAGTCGCGGCCGAATTCATAAAGGCGTACCTGGAATGTTGAATCGCCGCTCTCTCATTACCGGCCTGATTTCGCTGGTCGCGGCGCCCGCCATCGTTCGGGCGACGTCGATCATGCCGATTAAAGCGCTACCGACGGTGGAGGATTTGGATACGCTGGCGCGTAAGCAGTTCACCGACAGCCTGTATGGTGATTTGACCGCCTTGACTCGTCAGGCTTTCGTGCCTCGGCTTTTCGTCTCAGTCTATCGTGCCGACCTATGGGCGTGGCAACTTAAGTATCTGGATGAACGATGGGAACCGTAAATTCCGACTGGACCCCCGACCGCGTCGAGAAACTCAAGTCGCTCTTCGCCGACGGCCTGTCTTTCTACCAGATAGCCTCCGAGCTCGCGCTGACCCGCTCCGCGATCATGGGCAAGGCGCATCGTCTTGGTTTGCAGCGCGCGGTCCATCCGCGCCTCGGCGGGCGCTTACCTCGCAAGGATCCTCGCATCAAGAATCCCGGCGCCAAGAACCGCTCGCGCATCTCCAGGATTGTCGACGGACCTGTTGTCAACCCGCAAGGCAATCCGCCCGGCGATCCCGCCGACCAGGACATCCCCAAGCGGCAGCGCAAGACGATCTTCACGGTTGGGCGCGAGCACTGTAAATTCGGAATTGGCGATCCGCGCGAGAAAGGCTTTTTCTTTTGCGGCGCCATCAGGCAATTCCCGCTTCCCTACTGCGCGGCGCACGCGCGGGTATGCTTCCACCCCGCCAGGGGCTCTTGACACGATGTAGTGAACTGCACTACGTTCCTTCCCGGCGACCTCCAAGGCGCCAGGAGGCGGACGCTTCACACCCCGGTGCCTCCCGCGGCGTCCGCCTCTTTTACTGGTGCAAATTGTTCAGGGCTAATTCTCAATGAGGCATCCCGAATATCCGACCAGCATCCGGTTGTCGGTCCCCGACAAGAAGCGCCTGCGCAAGCTGGCTTCCAAGTGGCAGCTCTCGCTCGCCGGTCTGATCCAGATGATCATCAAGCAGTGGTTGGAAGCGCAGGATAAGCCAGCATCAACTCGACAGGAAGCTCACACGTCTTCCGAGCCTGCCCGGTCTGAAGACGGCAAACCGTTTATTGGAGCGATGGAATGACCGACTTCAGCGACCATCCGGTTTCTCTTAGTGAGATTAAGGCCGAACGTGATCTTGACGGCAAGGCTTGGATGCCGCGTGATGTCTTGCTGAAGCTGCTGCGGGATATTGACAGCGGCAAATGCAATCCTGATCTCCTCGTAGTTGCGTACAGCGAGGTTGTGGACGGCCAGCGCAAGGGTCACTTCTGGCAAGCCACGCCGTGCGGCTTGCTTTCGCTCGGATTGATGCAGTCGACGATCTTCAAGATGCAGGATTAACCATGTCCGTGGCAGTTTGCTGGCGCCCGATCAAAGGGACGAAGTATTTCGAGGGCGGTCGCTCGGATTCTCTAGCCGCCGTTTTGGAGGCGTGCGGTCACGCGCTTACCGCGAATCACATTCCAATTCTCCGCGCGATGGCCGTCGCGGCGCGCGATCCGTTCTTTGCAGAAGTGGCGGATAAGATCGAGCAGGTTGGCGAGATCGAAGTGTGGGGAGAACATTGATGCGCGTCGCGCTGATTCTCACAACGATCAATATCCCTACGGTCCTCTCGCTCTACCGCGCGCACGATCCGGACGTCCGCTTCTTTGTCGCGGTTGAAAAGTCGAAGCGGCCGACTGAGATTGAAGAATATCTTGCTAAACATATTCCGAATTCGTTTTTTTGTTGCATCGGAAGCCCTGAATGGAGGTGCTCCGATTTCATCGGTTGGAACACGATTGCCCGCCGCAACATTGCCCTCCTCGAAGCTCTCAAATGGGGTGCAGAAATTTTGATTTCGTGTGACGATGATAATATTCCGATTGACGGTTATGCGCAGTATTTCAAAAAGCTATGGTATCACCCGCCGGGACACGGCGCGCGTTGGTATCGCCGTCGAGAGGATATCAACGGCGCTCCATTCTTCAACGGCGTGATGGCTCGTCCTCATTACGGCAGATGGTTTGATCCTGCGTCGCTGTGCTTTCCAAAGGTGGTGCAGCGCGGCTTTCCTCAAGAATTGGACCGGGACGAAGTTCGGTTTAAGCCCGTCACCGGCGCCAAGATCGGCATCGCCCAAGGCATGATCCTCGGGGATCCCGACACCTCGGCGGTCGACCGCATCTCGCAGCACCCCGAGGTCCATCAGGTCAGCGAACTCCTGCGTGCCGGCATCGTAACCGATCCGGGGGAAACCTGGGCGCCGCTCAATTCGCAGAACATCGCCTTTGTCCGCGAACTTGCTCCCTGCTTTCTCATGGTGCCCGCGTATAAGCGCGGAGATGACATATACGCGGGACTTGTTGCGCAGCGGATAATGCGAGAGCATGGCTACCACATACATTTCGGGCAGCCGTTCGTTCTACAGCAGCGGAATCCTCATAATTTGTTGAAAGACCTTGCTGATGAGCAATGGGCTTCTGAACATATTTTGGATTTCGCGGCTTGGCTTGACGGGTTCTTAGGTCAGACTGATGTTATTGGAATGTTACGAGTAATGGCGACTAATTTACCAAAGTTTATTCCAGCGGGTACGCGGGAACTGTGGCTTGCTTGGTTACAAGATTGTGAGGGGGTGCTGTGATGCAGGATGATTTCGACCATGATGAATTGCTAGGAGTTATTTTATATGACCCGGAAACAGGGTTATTCACGTGGATAAAAGCGCGTCGACATAGAGTTGGTAAGCGCGCTGGTTCGCGCAACCATGACGGGTATAGACGTATTCACGTTGGCGGTTGCCAGCGTGCAGAACACCGGCTGGCGTGGTTGTATATGACCGGTGAATGGCCTGCGGAAGATATTGACCATAAAAACAGAATCAAAGACGATAATCGTTGGTGCAATTTGCGCCTTGCGACTGTTACGCAGAACCAAGGCAATTCTCGCCCGCGAGCCGGATTGAAGGGAGCGACGCGCGTCCGGACCGGCAAGTGGACGGCGCAGATTCAGAAGCATGGCATCAAGCTTCATTTGGGGACATTTAATACGCAGGAAGAAGCGCACAAGGCTTATGTGCGCCGAGCAAAGAAACTGTATAAGGAATTCGCGAGGGCCTCTGCATGAACAAAATCGCAATCGCCTTCCTCACAAAAGATCGCGTCGACCTGTCCAAGCGCACGATCGTCCCGTTGCTGCAGCCCGACAAGTTCGACCTTTTCTGGATCGATGGCAGCGACACTCCGCAGGCTATTGATTTGATCGATACCGTTTCGCGTAGAAACCCTGGCGTACAAGTTGGAGTAAACATCAAAGGCGGCGCCGATACCGCCGTCGTCTACGCGCTGACCGAAATGCTCAAGGGAGACTACACGCATGTCGGACTTGTCGAAAATGACGTCCTTCTTCATCCCGATTGGTTCGGACCGGCAATGGCCCTGTTCAAGCGCGGCAAAGCCGACGGTCTTTCTGTGGGAGCGGTTTCCGCGAGGGCGTATACCGATCGTATTCTTGTGCAACGAGATGGGTATGCTCTTATGCACAACCTCGGCTGGGGCATGCAAATTATGACGCGCCAGGCCGCCGAGCTGACGCTCAGGCATTTCCGCACGCACTGGACGACCGAGAACCGCCGCACGTTCGCCCGGCTTTCCGGGATCGACATCGGCTCTTACTGGGCTTTCAGGACAAATGATCACTGGACGACTCCGGATTGGGGCAATGATGCGGTTCTGGCTTCGAACGGTCTTGCGTCGCTTGCGTTGGTACCGTCGCCCGTCGAGATGATCGGCCAGAAGCCTTCGCTCGCTGACCAGGGCCTCAAGCTCGCGGATGCCCCCGTCGAGGACAGGAGGAACGACGACGCTTTCGACCGTTTTGCAACGATGACTTCGCTTATTCGGGAGAATCACTTGGATATCGGCATTCCGCCCGTCCGCTTCCGGGGCGATGATGGAACGGAAATTATTTTCGCACATCAATTGGATTCCTTGCGCGGCGCCTTCTGGAGCGGCGACTGGCGCCTCAAATGGTCCCCCGGCCTCGGAGGCTTCGCGGCGCGCGGTTTCCCCCAGGCCGGCTTCGAATGCTGCGCTTCCGGCACCGCCCGCTTCATGGTGATGGGCGGCGAGAAGGGTGGCCAGATTCAGATCGAGGATACGAAGTCGGGCTATGTGGTGCGGCCGACCCTTCTCCCTGAGGCGTCCAACCAGGTCACACAGGTGGTCGCCCCGACAGGCGTGTCCTGGCGCCTGTTGCGGTTGACCGTCCTCTCGGGTTCCGCGCTCCTGTACGGGATGCAGTTCCAGGAGCCGCAGCCGACCGTTGGCGGGTGGAAGTTCGATTATTCGAAGCTGTGGCAGGTGTAGCATGCATGTTACCGACGAATTATGGATTGCGCGTGATCATTTAAGGATGTGCGAAGCATCTCTTCGCGGCAGTCGTCTAGGCGGCGGAAGTATGGAGAGTTGGTACGCGACTTTATACATAGCTGCCTTGTCATGGGTGTGGGATGCACAGCAACGGCATCTCAAGGCGCAAAATTTGAGTCCAAAGCAGGTAAAAGAGATGCAGGACGAATATATTATGGAAGGGCTTCAATGAAACGCGTTCTCATCACTGGCGCTGCCGGCTTTGTCGGGCGCGCTTTCACCCGTCGCCTCGTCCGTGATGGCTGGGAAGTCGTCGCGCTCGACAACATGAGTGCTGGAGAACTTTTGCATAGATGGCATGACCCAGTGGTGCCGCATTCTGTTCGTTTTCGCCGAATGTGGGATGTTCGCGACGGTGTCGTGGCGATGGATCATCCCGACGAGTACGATTTGATCATTCATTGCGCTGCGATCGTTGGCGGCCGGTTGAAGATCGACAATGCCCCACTTGATGTTGCTGTCGACCTGGAGATCGACGCCGCGTTTTTTCGTTGGGTAGTTGGCGCTAGACCTTCTGCCGTCGGTCCAGATCGAAAACCGAAGGTGCTCTACTTCTCGTCCTCCGCCGTCTATCCCGTCGAGTTGCAGCAGCGCCTGCAGTACATCAAGCTCGCCGAGTCGCTCGTGACCCAAGGCGCCACCAAGTTCGGCCGCCCGGATGTCACGTATGGATGGGCCAAGCTGACGGGCGAGTATCTAGCGCATCTCGCAGTCAAGCAGTACGGCGCCGACGTTCTGATTTATCGCCCCTTCTCCGGCTACGGCGAGGATCAGTCCTTCGACTACCCCTTCCCGTCGATCATCCGCCGCGTCGTCAATCGAGAGAACCCGATCACGATTTGGGGTTCCGGGGAACAATGTCGCGACTTCATTCACATCGATGACATCGTCGAAGCGGTCATGCAGACCAAGGACGTTTTGAAGCCTGGCGGTACGCTTAATCTTGGAACCGGAATTGCGGTATCGTTCCGAGAATTGGCCGAGATGGCGCTTGCTGAAGTTCGCCCGACTTCTTATGAAGACGTCGTCTGCGACAAAACCAAGCCTGAAGGCGTCTTCTACCGCGTCGCCGATACCTACAAACTGAGCCAGTTCTACAAGCCCAGGATCACCTTGGAAGAGGGGATCAGGCGGGTTGCTAAACACTTGACGGAGGCAAAAAAGAAGTGTAGTGAATAACACTACAAATGGAGGGAGTCGTGAATATTTTAATGCAGTCGTTGATCCATCTCACTGTCGGGATTCTTGATAAAACATCGAAGCGCGAATTGCCGGACAGCACGCCTTTTTTGACTCTGTTGCGCGATGATGGGAAGCGGATTCTGTTTATGGTTGGAGAGTTTTACACGGCTGCAAAAATGGGGAGGTTTGAGTGATCTTCGCCTACGCCCGCACCTCCACGCTCAAGCAGGCTGGTCCCGACAAGACCACGATCGCGGAGCAATTGGCGAAATGCAAGGCGATTGCCGGACTGCGCGGCTCGGCCGGCAAGTACGATTTTCAAACCTACACCGATGCCGGCGTCTCCGGTTCCATTCCCCTTCACGAGCGCCCTGCCGGCAAGGAGTTGCTTGCGGCTGCGAAGCCGGGAGATGTGCTGATTGCGGCTAAGTTGGACCGCATGTTCCGTTCTGCCGCCGATGCTTGCGTGATGATCGAGCGGTTCAAGAAACAGAAGATCGGTTTGATTCTTCTCGATCTCGGCGCCGAGCCGGTTGCGGAGTCGGCGATTGCGCAAGTGATATTTACGGTCATGTCGGCATTCGCCCAGTTGGAGCGCGAACGTATCCGCGAGCGCATCGCCGACGGCAAGCGCGCCAAGCGCGAGCGTGGCGGGCACACGGGCGGCCCGGTCCCGTACGGCTGGCGCAAGGTCGGAGAGGGCACCAGGTCCGTCCTCGTGCGGAACGAAGCCGAGGAGGAGCATGCGCGAGCGGCTCGCTGGTTCCGGGACCAGGCGCGCGCCAGAGGTCCGACGCGCATCGCCGAGCTGATGTCGCATGAGGGTATGCTGGGGCGAGACGGCAAGCCGTATACGGCCCTGGCGGTGTGGCGGATGTTGAAACGAGGAGTCGCGGCATGAAGTGTGATTTTGAGGGGAAGCTTGCTGATCTTGTTAATGAGGCTCGTAAGGCAGGTGTTTCCGTAGACGACATCGTGAGAGCTTTTGAATTACAGACGATATCGCTTGAAGAGGAAGACGAGGATTCGGAGTAATGGGTGACCGTCAGCAAGCGACGCTTTTTTACAACCAGGCGGTTGCGTCCAGCAACAACAAGGATGATCCCAAGCATCTGGAGCACGCGCTCCATTTGTTCTCGTCCGCCTGCAATGCGGATCCGACCTGGGGGCAGGCGTTTTACCAGGCCGGCTGCAACCATTCCGATCTCAACGCGATCCCGTCCGCGATCGCCTGCTGGCGCCGTGCCTTGGAGTGCGGCCTGGATGATGGCACCAAGGCTAAAGCGCTGGTCAACATAGGTTATCGGCTTCACGGTCTTGGGCAGTCGCGAGAGGCTCTCTGCGTGACCGAGGAGGGTTTGAAGGTCGATCCCAACCTCCAGTATGGCTGGGTTCACATTTCCCAAATTAAGACGATCCAGAACAGGGTTGGCGAAGCGCTGGAGGCGGCGCAGCGCGCGTGGGACTTGATGCCGTCCGATCCGATCGTCGAACTCGCTTATGCGTTCGCGTTGCTCCAAGCTCGGAAGCTGGATGAAGGCTTCAAACGGTTCGAGGTACGTTTCAGGTACAAACTGAAGTCGTATCTGAATCTGCCTTATGCACAATGGGAGGGCGAAAGTGAAAAAACGGTCTACGTCGATGCTGATCAGGGTCTCGGCGACACCATCAGCTTTGCGCGTTTTATCCCAGGAGCTGCGAAACGGGCAAAATACTTGCATCTTATGGTTCAGCCAGAACTTGTACGCCTTTTCATGCACGCTTTCGTCGGTATCCCCAACATCAACATCGTCCCCAAGCCCGCCCCCTTCCCCGAAGCGGACTGCTGGACGACCTTCGTCAGCCTCCCTACCGCGCTCGGGCTATCGACCGAAGAAATCCGACAAGCACCGCATATCTCGTATCCGGTCGTCCAGCTCCCGCTGAATTGGAAGGTTACGGATCGCAAGCTGCATATCGGCATCGCCTGGGCAGGGAGCCCGTTCAATGACATCAATTCGCATCGGTCAATCCCCGTCGAGCAATTCTTTGACTTATACCGAATCCCAGGTATTCAGCTATATGCTCTCCAAATTGGGCCTGAATCCCAGCGCTTGTATGACAATCACGGTCTTCCCCTCGTGCGAGACCTTTCTCCTTACATCCGAGACGTCGTCGATACCATCTCCGTCCTCAAGCAACTCGACCTGGTGATCTGCTGCGAATCGGCCCTCGCCCACATCTGCGTTTTGACGGGGACCGAGTGCTGGGTGCCCTACAGCCGACTGGGCAAGGACTATCGTCTGGGCACGAATGGCCGGGATCAGGTATGGTCGAATCACCGTGTGTTCAATCAGGGCGAAGACTCGCGCTGGGCGCCCGTTTTTAACGACATCTCACTAGCGCTTCAGGCGAGAGTTGAGGGGTTCGATCGTACTGTGGAAAATATGAAGCGCTTGGGCATGACAGTTACGGAGAAAAAGAAACGGAGAAAAAGAAACGGAGGAAGTAATGAACTTGATCGACAGGTTGGAAAAAAGAGCGCTAGAGCTTGATCAGCGGGTTCGCCAGAATTATTACGACCAGCAGGCGGCTGATGATCGGGAACTCATGTTTCTGGCCGCCAAAAAACTATCGTTATATGAAGCGTTATCTACGTCGAACATAGAAAACGGTATTCGCTTGATGGAAGAGGTTCTTGCCAATGACCGACGACGAGATGACCGTGCTGATGATCGCGGCGCAAGGCGAGTCGATGGCCCCGATTGGCCGGTGGAAGGAACCGTTACTGGCGCTGACTGAGCGCAGGCTTATGAAGGCTATCAGCGCTAGCAATTACGTGATCACGGCAAAAGGATACGTGGAGTTGAGCGCCGAGGAAAAAGAACGCGACGGAGCCTTCGCCAAGGCACTGCAAGCTCGTCGCCGGGAAAGTACCGATCTGCACGTACACATGACTGTACTCGGTCGCGAGATCGTGTTCGACTTGGTGTACGATCCCGGTTTCATTGCCGATGTCGTGACGAAGCGCTTTCTTGAACATAATGGTGCCTGCGAGCCGGAGACCGTTCATCTCATGCGGCGTGTTCTGCGTCCGGGCGATTTTGCCATTGACGGAGGCGCTAATATTGGTTTTTTCACGATGGTGATGTCTCGCCTGGTCGGCGATTCTTCGACAGGCTCAGAAGGTCATGTCGAGGCGTTCGAGCCGTCAACGGTCAATTTCAAGAAGCTGCGCATCAACGTGGAGTGCAGCCACGCCGAGAACGTCACGGTCATCAATCGCGCCTTGTGGAGCGAGGATACCCAGGTCATGCTTCACCAGCCGGCGGATACCGGCATGAGCAGCCTGGCCCCGTTGCAGGGAACCTTGAACCGGACGCCGGTCGGCGGGTTGACTCTCGACAAGTGGTGTCTTGCTTACGACCAGAAGCCGCGGCTGCTGAAGCTGGACATCGAAGGCGCCGAGCTGCACGCCTTGATCGGCGCGGGGCAGTTGCTGACGCGAGGAATCGATTTCGTTTGCTGCGAGATGAACCTGCCCGCGCTCGACCGGTTTGGAGCGTCTCAGATGGACTTGCGTGACTACATGGCGGGTAAGGGCTACACGACGTTCGAGCTCAGGCAGGACGGCGGCCGGCCGGTTCCTGTCGATCGGGAGCGCTTGTTGGTGCCGGAAGTCGAGAACTTTAACGTGCTGTTCTCGACGGTCGAGCGGGTACATGAGGCTTGGGAGCAACCGTTGTCGTGAACTATTTAGATCGAGACGCATTTATTTCCGATTGTGGGAAGTATCGCTATTTGCTGCGACGTGTGTGGGATTATGGAAGCTGTCGAGCGCTTGTAATAATGTTGAATCCGTCGACGGCTGATGCTACAGTCGACGATGCTACAATACGTTCGCTTACTAGGCTGTTGAGGGGACTCGGTTACGGTAGCTTTGAAGTTGTAAACGTGTTTGCGTTTAGATCGACCGATTCGAAGCGACTGCTAGATATTGATGATCCTGTCGGGCCGCAAAACGAGTCGATCGTTCGCTCTGCTATTGGGCGGTGTGACGTGGCGATCTGTGCTTGGGGCGCACATCCAATGGCTCGCGAGGCGTCAATCGACATTCGAAATGCGATCCGTGCCGTCAGGCCCGCGATGTATTGTTTTGGCAAGACCAGGGATGGCTCGCCGAAACACCCGCTCTACATTAAGAGTGGAACGAAGTTGGAAGTTTATCCATGACCGACCGCAAAGCCCTTGAGAAGCTGTGGGAGCGCGCCGACGGCACTTATTTCCGGCGCTATCCTGATCGCTTTTATCACATTCGCAACGCTTATCAGCACGAATGCAGCGGAGAGTTCTGGACTCTCGGACCGCACGAGACTAACCGCCGCCGGATCATCCTGTGCCGGGCCGATGCCGAGCAGAAGCCGCTGCCGGACAACAAGGTCATGAAGATCCCGTTCCTGGCGTTTGCGGACGAGACGATTGAGGATGATGACGACACCCTGTTTCCGATCGTGAGGGACATCATGCTCGACGCCTTGAAGAAGGAGAAGTTGAAATGAAGTGGTTAGTAAATTGGTGGCGTGCTAGGCGAGCGCGGCGTCGATGGGGCGTTCCGACAAACGGCCCTAAGATGCCGCAGTCGATGTATCTTTGGCTCGACGATGTCGATCATAATAAACCGGGGACGCCTTCAGTTTGGCATGATTGGGACTGATATGAGCTGGTCCCAATCCGTCTTTTCCTCTGTCGTTTCCGAAGTCGGCTACGATTCGGACAGCGGTGAGCTTCTCGTGACGTGGTCCAAGAGCGGTAAAGTCTCTGCTTACCAAGGCGTCCCCGAGGATGTCGCCCAGAGGCTTGCCAACGCGCCGTCAGTCGGGCAGATGATCAATGACGAGATTAAGCCTTATTTTTCGCACTCGTACAGATAGTCATGTTGACGCAAGCGAAGTTGAAAGTATATGTTCGGTATGAGGATAAAGTAGCGGCAGCCAGAGTCTACGACGAAGCAGCATTGCGGTATTTTGGTGAATTTGCTAAGCCCAATGAGCACTTTGGACGATACCGATGACTACGATTGGTCTGACGATCACCGAAAGAACATCGAATTCGCCTACGCGTTCATCCGCGAGCGCGTAGCAAAAGGCGGAAAAGGTTGGAGAGGATATCCGATGAGTGCATGGCAACCGATTGAGACGGCTCCGCAGGACGGGACTGTGTTCATAGCCTATTGGTGTGGGGATGTTTTCCTAGTTTGGTACAACCCAGAACAGCATAATTGGCAAGAGTATCCTGATGGTGATTTCGAGGAAATTCACGGAAAAGAATTGACTCATTGGATGCCTTTGCCGGAACCCCCCAAATGAACGACGGCCACCCCCTTGTCGAGCGCCCTGAAAAAAAGATCGCGGAGCGCTTCCGCGTCATGGCGGAACGGATCGAGCGCAACCCTCAAGAGTTTGGCGGCGCCTGCGTGATCGTCCCGCCCGGCGGTACTGAGCCGATCGAGTTCCTGCTGATCGATGCGAAGGGGGACGTAGCCCAATTTTATGGGACCATAAAAAGCAAGCTGGAGATACAGCTGGAGGAGTTGCGGGCGGCGCAGCAGAAGCAACAGCATTGGGGGCGTTGACAAAGCAGATGTAGTGCTATACACTACATGATGTTAACAACCCATTGGAGACGATAAAATGGCCGCCAGAGTTCAGAAATCCGAAAACATCGTAACGAAATTGGAGACTGTTCCGATGCCGCGCGTACAGCGTTCGTTCGACGGCATCCGTTCGGCGCTGTTCGACGAGTGGGACAGTTTGCGGTCTGGCAACACTACTGCGGATAACGCCAAAGCCGCGTCTCGTATGGCGGACGTCATTCTCAAGAGCGTAGAGACGCAGCTGGAAACCTTGAAATTTTCCAGCACCCATTCTCAGCAGGCCGGCTTGCTGTTGAAATGAGGACGCATTGTCCTGTTTGCGGGCGGGATTTATGTCCCGATTTGCAACCTTATTTAGCATGGTGGTCTTCTGGGATGCGTAGTCGCAGAAGACCGCCGTGGATTTCGTCGGATTGGATAAAAAGCATATGCGGCGGTTGTCAAGAGCGTTTTGCGATGTGGTTGCGTCGACGAGATGAGCGCCTCTATTGGGTTGAGGATAACCAGTTTAATTTTAATGTTTGGTTGGCTGTTCAGCTAAATAAAGATTTGAAACGTATTCGCATTAATAATTCTTTGCGTGTTTGGTGCCGAGAAGTCACGGCATACGGACCTTGTTCGCACGAAGCCAAGTACGAAAACGGTTTTTGCATGCGGCATGAGCCGGGAGTTTATACCGTAGCGGGCCGCACCGGTCGTATGGATCGAGTAGCGGCTGGACAGCGCGAGCAGGAAAATGTTAAGCGTCGCCGCCGCATAGCGGAACGGGCATACTTGCGTAAGCAGCTTTTTAGCGCTAGCCTGTCGCCATGGCAGGCTGGAGCGAAGCGAAAAGGGATCGTGTCGAGGCGGCGTTTTACGCCTTCCTGGCCCGTTGCTATATAAATTCAAAAGACAAGGGACGCATTTGCCTCGGCGAGCATCTCTACGACGGGCAGATGCAGTTCATAACAGCCGTCTTTGACGCGCTGGAAGCGGACATCCATCACATTTATTGCCTCAAGAGCCGGCAGCTTGGCATTTCTACGATCGTTCGCGCCTTGATCGCGTTCTACGTCGGCATCCACGACGGTCTCAAAGGTGCCTTGATCTTCGACACAAGTCCCCACAAGGAGAGCGCGCGCAAGGAGCTCGTCACGCTCATAAAGAACTTGCCGCGCAGCCTGCGCTTTCCGGAAGTTCAGGGGACCGGGTCGGGCAATCGCGAGAGCCTGACCCTGATGAACGAGTCGGTGATCCTCTTCATGTCGGCCGGCGTCAAGGAGAGCAAGTCCAGCGGTACGCTGGGCCGCTCCGAGGGTTTGACCGTCGCGCATCTCAGCGAGCTTTGCTCGTACGAAAATCCTACTGGCATAAAAGCTCTGGAACAGTCGTTTTCCGACGAGCATCCGGATCGGCTTTACATTTACGAGTCGACCGCCCGCGGTTACAATATGTGGAAAACGATGTGGGATAAAGCGAAGGCCGACCCCCATCATTGCAAGTGTCTCTTTCTCGGTTGGTTTTCTAAGCCTAGCCAGAGTATCCCCCAAGAGCATGCTGATTTTCAATTGTATGGACTCGCCCCACCGACGATGGAAGAGGCGGTTCGGATCAAGGCAGTGAGGGACCAGTACGGCCACGTCATAACGCCCGAGCAGCTGGCTTGGATTCGCAAGAAGGTGAATCCCGAGGTGAACGCCGAGAACGACTCGGCCGTTGAAGAAGACGACACGATCATGCTTGCCGAGCAGGCCTGGACGGAAGAGGAGGCTTGGCAGCAGACGGGATCGGTATTTTTTGCCGGCGCCGACTTGACCGATATGACGAACAAGCATGTCAGTCGCAAGTTCAAGTCTTTTATGTTCCTGGCTGGCGAAGAATTCGCCGACATGAAAATTTACCGGTCGGAGAATCCCCGGTCGACCGAGTTGAAGGTGTGGGAAGAACCAGCCCCGGAGGGCGTCTATGTCGCAGGAGTCGATCCCGCCTACGGAGAAAACGAAAACAACTGCAATTCCTCAATCCAAATTCTTAGATGCTATGCTGACGGAGTTGACCAAGTCGCCGAATATGCTTGGCCTCTTCAAACAACACGTCATCTTGCATGGACCTTGGCGGCTATCTTGGGATGGTACGGCGCTAGTCCTAGAGCCGTTATCCGATACATCCTCGAACTCAACGGTCCCGGCACCGCCGTCTACAACGAAATCAAGTCTTTGAAGTTCTATATCGAGAACGCGACTTACATTCAGAAGCCGCTGGAAGAACGCGGCCTCATGAATCTGTTTCAGAACGTCAAGACTTATATTTACACCCGCCCGGATTCGATGGGGCCGGGGTATAATTATCACTGGCTTACGAATACCCGTTTGAAGATCACGATCATGGAGCAGCTGCGCGACATTGCGTCCAATGGTAAGCTGCGCATCCGGTCCATGGATCTGATCGAGGAGATGCGGTCGATCTCGCGGGAGGGCGATTCGATCGGGGCGCCGGCGTCGATGCGTGACGACCGGGCGGTTGCAATGGCGCTTGCCAATTATTATTGGATGACCAAGATTCGCCAGGGGCTGATCGGCGAGCGGCGCACCCGCGCCGCGGAGGAATCCCGGCAGCGGCTGTCGATAGTTGACCAGGTGACGCTTTTCAACCAGAATAGCTTGGAGACGTTTTTTGCAGCCAAGCAGGCGGGGCGGCGCCGAGATGCAGTTGTCGCCACTCGCAATGCTTGGCGCTACGGCACAGGTCGGAGGTACTGATGGACGACACGCCTGAATCGCCTTCCGCGACGGTTACCGGTTATTTTTTCGGCTATTCTGGTAAGTTCCTTACCAAGGAAGAGTACGATGTTGCCGTAGAGGCAGCTAGGCTTGAAGAAGAGCGCTTGGCGGCGCTTCCTGACCTCTATGGATACGATTAGTCGGCCGCATAACGAGGGCCAGAGCGGAGGTCCGACAACGGAAGGCGGGATGCGGGGCCGACCCTCATACGTGGGGTTCTTTACCGTCACAATGCCGCCGATCCGCTCAACCATTATGGAGTCTTGATGGCCGTCGTCATCCGTTGCCCTGCTTGCCGGACCAAGTTCCGGTGGCTCGCCGAGACCGAGGCGTATCCGTCCGATTGCCCGCAATGCGGGGCCTATGTAGGGCACGATCGCGCTGACGATGACGTCGTCATGCCAAATATCCTGAGCTTCTCGACGCGTTGCTCGGACGGCGTCTACAAGGCGGTGGAGAAGGCGTCCCAGGAGCGGGTTTATCAGGCCGCCGAGATGGCGGGTTGCGACGCTTCTGACATGGCCGACCTCAAGATCACCAATCTCCGCGACAATATGAAGCAGGGCGAGATCGCTGCCATGCCGGTGGTTAACGACCTGACCAGGCACATGGATGCCATGCGGGCGAGAAATCCCAATGCGCATGTCGGCTTTGGTTCGGATCATAATTCGATCGCGATGGAGTATGCGGCTGGTGCCGCTACGGGACACATCGCTCAAGGCGTCCCCGGGTCGATTTTGCCGCGCCGGGGCGCACAGGTGGGAACGGCTTTGACATCTGCGCATGCGGAAAAGGCGGACGCCGTGTTGCAGGCATCGTACATGAGCAAGGGTTACCTTCGGTGATAACGGTCCCCACCGACTACAACAAGCTTCTCCAATTCGCCCGCGACATGGTCGAGCAGTGCCGGGTGTCGTCGGCTTCACGGTCCGCTTATTACATGAGCCTCAATCAGATCGCCGAGACCGGCCGCTATGACGGCAACAAGGCGCTGATCAACAAGATCGACCCCCATCTTTCCCGGATCGCCGCTCACATTTTCTCTCCCGTCGAGTTGAAATTCACGATCGATTACGACCGCATGCACCCGAGGCAGGATTTGGATCGGGCGCGCGTCGCGGCAATGCAGCTCACACGTCAATGGGATCGGACATCGACCGATATTTTGTATGGACGGGGCGTATTCGAGAGTCTCAAGTACGGGTGGTGCGGCGTCAAGCAGTGGCCGCAGTCCGAGGGGTCGGATGAAACTTATCGGCAGTACGCGCGCCTAGTCATGCCTTGGAATTTCGGCGTCTACAATGAGGCTGAGACTGACATTTCGCGGCAGATTGCTACTTGCGAAACGGTTGCATTGACGCTTCCAGAGGTGTGGCGGCGCATCTGGCACCTTCCGAAAGCTGAGAAGCTGTTCGAGCGTATTCGAGCGCACGCGGCGCCGGGGCAGAGTCACGATGCCAACCAGTCGTTTTTTCATCAGGTGCTGTCGACCAACCAGATTCAGACGCAAAACCCCAACGGTTTCTCGGGGACTCTGCCAGGCGGCATGGTGAACGTATCGAGCGGCGGCAGCTTCCAGATCATGGGGCCGCAGATCGCCGCAGAGACGTGCACGATGCACGAACTTTGGATTCAGGGGCATGATGACTATGTCACGCTGCAGCTGATCGAGCCCGATATTCTGGTTTCGCCGCCCGTGATGGATGGCAAGGTGCTGAAGCACTCGAATTTGCTCGGGCTTCTCTCTCATCAGCAGCCGATCAGGTCGATTCAAGTCAACGAGACCAGCGGCTGGTTCTGGGGCAAGAGCGAGTTGGTCAATCTGGCCGAACCGCAGTCGTTTCTTGCTGGCCTTCTGGACGACATGCGGCGGCTGATCGGTCTGCAGGTCGACCGGATTCTGTTCTTCACCGGTGAGAACCGGATTACCGACGAGCTTTATGGGCAGCTGCGGATGGCCGGTTTCGGCAGCAGCGACCCCAACATGAAGGTTGAGGATCTGACTCCACCGTTCTCGTCCGACCTGCTTCCCGTGATCAAGTTCGTAATCGAGCAGATGGATATCAACTCGGGTTTTCCGCCGATCATGCAGGGGCAGGGGGAGCAGGGGGTCCGAGCGGGCTCGCACGCGGGTACGTTGATGAAGACGGCTTCGCCCACGTTGCGCGATCGCGCCCTGATCGCCGAGCGTAACTGTGCGGTTGCCGCCGATCTCACGATGGAGATCAAGGAGGCCAAGGACGATTCGACCTATTGGACGAAGGCCGACACCATCCAGGATGTGCGGCAGACCGAGTTCAAGCTTACGGATTTGCCTGACGATTGGCGTGTCACCGTCGATTCACATTCGTCCAGCCCGATCTTCAGCGACGAGAATGCGCAGCTGATCTTGGCCGCTCATGCAAAAGGGCTGGTGCAAACCGAATACGTGCTCAACAACATGCCGTTCCCTAATCGGGAGGACGCCCTGGCTCAGAACCGCGAGGCGGATAAGAACAAGCAGGCGATGATCCGGCAGTTGATGCAGGAGAATCCGGAGGCGGCCGAGAAGGTGTTGGCGAAGACGCTTGGCGGCGGCAGGCGTTAGGAAAGCCGCAGCAGGACCAACCATATTTATCGGAGGTTCCGCAAGGTGGGTTCAACTTGGAAACCTCCCGTTAGGCGAAAATCCCGTCGGCATAGGTTGCATGATCGGCATCCCGCCTTGCGCGCGGCGGCGCGCTTGCGCCAGCACCGGATCGCTGTCGGCGATCTCCGCGCCTTTTGCTTGCGTGCGCGCTTGATGCAGGGCGCGTTCGATGTGGGCGAGCTTGGATTGTTCCATGTCTTCGAGCATCCAGCCTTTTAATTCATCGGTAATAATATCGCATTCTTGACCGAAATCGTCGACGAATCGGGTTACTTGCCCCAAAGGACTTTGATTCAGCGTACTGACGTTGAGTCGGGCTTTGTCTTCCGTCTTGAACATCAACGTCCACACCATCGGGCCGGGTCCGAAAACGATTGTCAGACTGAACATTTTTTATCCTCGTTTGTTTCGATCCACTTCTCGTACCAGTCCTTCCGGATCAGGTAGCGCGCTCCGTAGCGCTTGAATTGAGGGCCGTCGCCGCGGCGCAGGATGCGCCTGAAGGCGTCGTAATGCACGCCCATGTCGGCGCAGATTTGTTTGGGTGTAAGCCACCGTTTCGACAGGACATCGACCATGTTGGCTGAACCTACCCGCTTTTACGGCCTGTTGCAACCCTCTGCGGTCTTATCAAACCACGTAGGTCGATCTCGCCAAGCGTCGGATACTCCATCTGTTTTGGACCAACCCCTCACACTAGGAGATCTTCAATGATCCGCAATCGTCGGCGAGGGCGCAAGGGCCGCCACTAATGCCCGAGCCCGTTCCTGCAGGGTCGGGGCTTCCCCGGCCACAACAGACGCAATCGCCTCCGATGGGCGTCAGCCCGGCAACGGGTCCGACTCCTAATAAGGGGTACGAGGCGGCTGCCATGCAGCGGCTGGGCTTAGTGATCAAAAACCTGATGGATCTCTTGCCGATGGCCGGCGCGACCGACCTCGGCAAGACCATCAACAAAATGATTGAAATGGGACTGAAGCACGTTCCGGCGGGGTCGAACACGCAGGCGTCCGAGCGCAATGCGATCGATCAGATGGCCATGAAGAACGCGCAGGCTGCGCAGACCAATAAGACGCTGCAGCAGCCGCAAGGCCAACAGGGCGGGCAGCTGCCTGGCGGTGGCCAAGGCATGCCGCCCGGCATGGGGATGGCTGCATGAACCTTTTTGAAGACAAGACGCCGATGCCGGGCAACGCGCATGTCAAGCGCGCGATGCCGCGTTTCGAATCCAGCGATGCGCCCGTGCGCGTCTCGCAGACGCTGCAGGAGCGCTACGCTGATCGAGCCGATGATGCTCAGAGCGTCGTCAACGTCATTCGCCCGCGTCGCGGGCACGGTTATTGAGGAGCCTGGCTCATGCCCGTCACCGATCTCGACACCTTGATCGCGCAGTTGAAATCTCCGGACGCCGATATCACGCACAGCATTGATGCGCGCGTCCTGGCTGCCGGGCTTGAAGATCTTCGCAATCGAATGAGTCATGCGGAGTATTCGCAGCTCAAGGCGCTTTCGCAGGCGCGAATCAATGCCGACCGGCTCACGGTTATCGAGGGTAATGTTGCGGCGCTGACGACTGACGGCGTTGAGTTTCGCCGGTCGGTCAACGATGCGACCAAGCTGCCGCACGAGCATGCCGAGAAGCTGACGGAGCTGGAAGGGCGAGTTCGCGCCTGCGAGGGCGCGGTTGGAGCGGCTCCTTACAAGGTTCCGAAGCCGATCGAGCCGGTTTCGGTTGAGCCGGCCAAGGTAGAGGCGCCGAAAGCGCCGTTTTACCCAAGGACTGAAACGACGCCTGCACCGCCCGCGCCGAAACCGGCCGTTCCGCCTCCCGTCAGTCCCGCGGCGCAAAAGCCGCCGATCCCGATGTAAAGGATTCAGCCGATGGACCTCTTCCACAATCCCGCTAAATCGATCCCGACTTCTGACGAGCAGATCGTGCGCGTCGGGATGGAGCAGGACGACATCCAGGGTCGCAAAAACCACTTGCCGGCGCAGATGAAGTCGGGCGCGCTCACCATCAGCCACGTGCCGAATGCCGGCACCAGCATCGGGACCAAGTAAGTGCCGCAAGTCGAGATCGACGAAACCGAGTTGCTGCGGCTGCGCCGGACGGGTGAGACCGTTGGCGCCATGCTCAAGTCGCCGAGCGCCAAGCGCAAGCTGCTTGAGGCGCTCAAGGACGTCCATCCGGAAGATCCCGCGGTCAAGGAGCTTGAACGTCCCGATCCGACCGAGGATCGGTTTTCCAAGCTGGAGCGCGAACTCGCCGAGGAGCGCAAGGCGCGCGCGGATGCCGAAGCCGAGCGCGAGAAGAATTCCAAGCTGGACGATATCCGGCGCGAGCAGGCGGAAGGCTTCGACAAGCTGAAGCGCGCCAGGTGGACGGATGACGGGATCGCCAAGGTCAAGGCGGTCATGGAGGAAAAGGGGATTCTCGACGTTGCCATCGCGGCGACGTGGATCGAGAGCCAGATGCCTCCGGCCGCGGAACCGGTTACGCCCGGCGGGAACGGCGCATGGAATTTCCAGGATTCGCTCACTGACGGCGATGTCGATCTCAAGAAGCTGATCGAGGCAAAGGGCGAGAATGAAGGGTTGCTTCGCAAGATGGCCGGCGAGGCGATTGCGGAAGTCAGGGGTTCGGTGCTGGGGGCGAGGCGGTAACAATGTGCTTGCGTTCGACATATGAGCAGCCTAGTGTGGGGACGGTTAAACCCGTTTTCCATAGGAGTCTTCTCATGACGCGGATGACGCTCGAACGAGTTACGCTGACCTGTATGAATTGCCAGCAAGAATTCTCAGTTAACGGCGCGCAGGCGAAAGCTTATGAAGCGCGTCAAGGCAAGGTCCGAAAGTATTGTTCTTCCGAGTGTTTTAACGTGCACAGGAAGATTCCGATTCCGACTTTTAACTGTGCTCATTGCGGTAAGCTGACTGAACGAAAAGGTTATAAGAACGCAAAGGGTTCGTTTGGCATTTTCAACTATAAAACTAAGTTCTGTTCGATTAGCTGTTCGGCCAAGGCGCAGTTTCGAAGAAAAGATTTCGGTGTCGGACGAATTGATAAGTGCGGTTATCGCTTGTTGAAGCGCGGCGGGCGCTACGTTCCTGAGCATCGGCTCGTGATGGAAGCGCATATTGGGCGCTTGCTGCGTTCCGAAGAAACCGTTCACCATATTAACGGCCTGAAGTTGGATAACAGGCTAGAAAATTTGGAACTTTGGGCCGCGAATCACGGCAAAGGGCAGCGAGTTTCCGATCAAGTGGCGTGGGCGATCGAGGTACTTAAGAATTATCCCGAATACGCTCGCGAGCGAGGGTTCGAGATTCAGCCTGTGAAATCAGAGGGTTCGACATCCGCTGTCCCTCCGGCAATCTTGCACATTTCAGAAACGGAATCTGCGTACGTTTCTGGTTGTGCCGGAATAACTTAAATAGGAGGCTAGATTGCCACTTCCGGGCATCGGTGTCGCGCCCCCAGCCGGGTCATTATACACCGAACTAACAGCCGCGACACGTCGTGCTTTTGTGCCAAGGCTCTTTGTACAGATATACTTCGCTTCGCCTTCACTATTTTACCTGACCGGCAATGCGCAGCGCGCTGCGGGTGGACTGAATCAGATCACAGTACCCATGCAAGGCCAAAGCATGGTCCAAGGCCAGTTCACCGGCTACGGCGGCGGCTTCAATTCCCCGAACGTCACCCCCGGCGTGCAAAATGGACAGTGGAACTTGGCCTACTGGGTCGTTCCGGTCCCGCTCCCCTTCGGCGAATCCGTGCTTCAAGCGACTGATCGCGAGATCAGCCTGCTCAAGGCGCGCATGAATGACGTTTACGCGGTGACGCGCCAGAATATGGCGCGGTTGCTGTACACCAATAACTCCAGCAATTCCCTCTTCCCGAACAGCTTCCTCGATGCTTTTGACAACGGGACCAATTTCCCGAATTACGGCGGTATCAGCCGCAACGCTGCTGGCAACTCGGCCTTCAAGGGCCAGTACATTAATATGGCGGGTGTCAATTACTCCACGGTGTCGACGTCCGGCTTCACCCGCGCGACGATGGCTACGCTGCTGGCAAACATTGCCGACAGCGCGGGCGGCGAGGCGCCGACTTATGGGGTCATGAATCCCGGCGACTTTGCGACTCTGAACAAGGACTTCGTCACGAACGAAACCGCGTTCGTGGATCCGGGTGGCAACTATTCGATGGACACCAGCCGCCGGACCAGCTTTCCGAATCTTAATGTATCCGGCGTCCCGATCTTTGCCGACCATTTCGTGCCGCAGGGACAGGCGTTCTTCCCCAATGTCAAGTACACGGCGATGTACCTGTCGGAGGATGCTGCGTTCGACTTCAGCGGGTTCTACTCGTTGGTCCCCTTGGGGCAGATCGGCCAGCAAGGCGTCGTCGTGGTCGGCTACAATCTCGTCTCAGCGAAGTCGAGTTCGGGTGCCATCGCCTACAACATCGGCAACAACTCTTTCTGATGTCGAATCAAACGTCTAGCGGAGTATTCTAATGCCCGGTCCGATGTCAGGTCCTGGAGTAGGTTTGCAGCTTCCCGCCAACCTTTATCCTTCAGAGCTGTTCAACGCGCCCTACGACGCGAACAACAATTACATTGGTCTCGCGGCTGGCGATCAGATTCCGATCCCTCGCGGCGATTGGTTGATTTCGCTCGGATCGTACTGCGTGCTCCAGTTCGACGACCCCGTTTCCCCGCCTGGTAACTGGTCGATTATCGCGACTGCGGCGTCAGCAGACAGTCTTCTTTTTGTACAGAGCGACGGTTTTTCGTTTCGTATCGCCAATATGACGGGTTGCCCGGTCGGCGGCATCGTGAATGCCTACGGCTCGGCTTATGTTCAGGCGACGACATCGATCGCGGTGACCGGCGGTGGCGGCTCGACTTGGGCGCCGATCGTCGGCGGCCAGCTCGTCATGACGACTGCGACCATCGTGACGGCGAACGCCGGCGCGGGGTATGGCGTCGCGCCGATTGCCATCCTGCCGGCGCCCCCCGGCCCGAACAACAACGCGAACGGCATCGGAGGCGTTCAGGCGACCGGTTTCTGCACGATCGCATCCGGAACGGTGTCGGGCTTCACCTTCACCAATCCCGGTGCCGGTTATCCGGCGGGCACGACGTACTCGGTTGCGCTGCTGCCGAACCCGACCGACCCGAACATCCCGACGGGCATCACGCTCGCGACTGCCGTGTTCAGCATCACGGGCTCCGGTTCGATTTGCGGCGTGCTCTGCACCAATCCCGGTGCGCCGCTCTCGACGCCGAACAACATCACGCTGACTCTCTCGGGCGCCGGCACCAACGGCACCGTCTCGGCGATCATGTGCCAGACCGTTACGACCGTGTCGGTCGTCGGAGGTGCGACCATCGTTGGCGCCACGGGTGCAGGCGTTACGAGTTTCGGCGGATATCCTCAGTCGGCCGGGCCGGCGACCCCGATTACCGGCACGATTACCAATGCTCCGGTTTACCTGATCACGGGCGGCGTCGGCATCGGTGGTGCCGGCGGTTACGGCCTCTGGGCGCGCCCGCGGCCGCTTCAGGCACAGTTGACGGCGACGGCCGGCGTCGTCGCCGCGCAGACCGGCATCATTTATGACGGCGGGCTGTTCTATGGCGTGCCGGTTGGCGCCTTCGCAGCCAACACCACGGGCGCGCTGACCGGCAGCGGATCGGTCACGTTGACCATGGGGTCTCGCCCCGACTTCGTGTTGATGCAGCCGTTCAAGGTGTGATCGGTGGCGACCTTCAGCATCACGTTTGTCGCCGGGTTGGGGAGCAATAATTCCGCTTACCCGTCGATGAACTTGCAGCAGCCGGCCGTTCAGATCGACGACACCAATGCGACTGACGGCGCGCAGCAAAAAGACATGGCGCTAAATAGGCAGATCAACATCCTAGGGTCGGATGGTGTTATTCGGAAATGTACGATCGATGCATCCCGTAGCGATCCGTCCCGCAACCTGATATATTACAATCTCATCTGATGCGTGCCAGCAAGGAGGTACGCCTTGCTGCAAACGTATCTGACTCGCACACAGCAGCTCCTGCAGAACCCCGCGGCGCCGACCTCGCTTTATGCGACGGCCGATTTGACGTCCTACATCAACGTCGCGAGAGGGCAACTCGCCGCCGAAACCGAGTGCTGCAGAGCGCTTGGGACGCTTTCAACGGTCATCGGGACGCGCAACTATAACTTCTCATCGATCACGCTACCGGGCGGCAACAACCTATCCGGCGTTCTCAATGTCCGGCAGTTGCTGTACGCGGTGGCGTCGGGCTATCAGTGGATGCGCCCGCGACCGTGGTCTTGGTTCTGGTTGTACGCCCTCAATAATCCAGTTCCGCAGGCGGGTGCGCCGCAGGTGTTCAGTCAGTTCTCACAAGGATCGGCGGGCACTGGCTCGATCACCGGAGTTGGAACCGGATCCATGGTATCGGGCAGCTTTTACATCGACCCGCCGCCTGATCTCGTCTACACCCTCTTGATCGATTGCTCGTGCTATCCAGCTGCGCTGGCGGCAGACACGGATGTGGAGGCAATACCGTATTTGTTCACGGATGCAGTGCCCTACTTCGCAAGTTATCTTGCTTTGCTTTCTTCGCAAACCTCGGCGCGGATGGAGGATGCGCAGAAGCTGTTTGACCTTTACAAGATGTTCGTGGACCGCGCTAACCAAGCTGGCGCACCCAACGTCAACAAATATCTATACGAGAGGCAGACCGACCCGACCTCAATAAATAAATTGGGGCTTTCTAGGGGAGGTTCACAATGATTTGCGCCCGAAAACTCGTCACGCATTTGTATCGAAGCCGTTTTGTACGCTTCGGCAGCCTCTTCGGCTGTGTCAAAGTATCCAAGATGATAGTGTTTACCGCGCACCGTTATGGTTGCGCGCCAACGGTTTTTTACTTGAAAGGCTCCGCGAAATCCAGACTTGTTGGAGATTGGTTTTTTTGCGTTCCCCATGTTTTGCCAAACAGCCGCTTTTCTGAGGTTGTCCCAACGATCGTTAGACGAATTTTGGTCTCTATGATCAATATCAGAATCTGGCCATTCGCCAGTGATGTAGAGCCATGCCAACCTATGCGCCAAGTAAAGTTTTTTGTTGATGCCGATGAATCGGTATCGAGACTTTCCGGCGCATCCGGCTGTTTTTCCTGCGAATTTTGTGTTCCATTGTGGCGGGCAGTTGCTTCTGTGCTTCCACGTAAACTCGCCAGTGGCGGGTTCGTAGGTAAGAATCGAGCGGACGTATTCGGCTGTGAGATCGTTACGGTATTTCATCGTATGTGTGTAGTGCGAAGCACTACGTTTGTCAAGGGTGCTTCAGCATGGGCACGCTAAACACTTACATGAAGGAGGTTCAAACCTTCCTGCGCGACGGGAAGCAAGACCTGCTGGACCCCGAAGACATCATCCGGTACATCAATCGAGCAAGGCGAGAAATTGCGTTGCGGACGCAGTGTATTCGCGTTTTAACGCCGATCACCGGAGCGGTTATTGGTGGGTCGGTGGTCTCCGGCGGTTCGGGGTACACTTCTGGAACAACGATCACCTTGACTCCGCCCGACTTTCCATCGGGTGCGGGACCGTTTCCAAATGGAAGCCAAGGATCGGTGACACCTGTGGTGAGTGGCGGCTCCATCACGGGAGTCAACGTGGTGTATGGCGGCGCGGGATATTTTCAGCCGTCGTTTTCTATTACGGGTGCAGGTACCGGCGCGTCGATTACGCCTGTGCTGTCGTATTTCAATCAAGTCAACCAAGGCCAAGAAGTATATCCCTTTACTCAGGTTGATTTATCTCCATTTCCCGGCGTGCAGTCTATTTACGCCATTCAAAGCGTTTCTATTTTGTATTCCGGCTTTAGATATTCATTATTGTGTTACTCCATGTCTAACTATCAGGCGCTCATCCGTATCTGGGCCTCCCAGTGGCAATACACGCCATGCGTGTGTGCCCAATACGGCCAGGGGGTTAACGGTTCTTTTTATCTCTACCCCATACCTAGCCAGCAGTATCAAATGGAATGGGACGCATACTGCTTGCCGCAAGACTTGCTGACCGATTTAAGCGTCGAAGCTATACCTGCGCCGTGGGACGACGCAGTTTCCTATTGGGCTGCTCACCTATGCTATCTGAGCCTGCAAAACTTCAATGCCGCGAAATTTTACGAGGATATGTTCAACCGACGATGCCTCGGTTATAGCGCCGCCGCCCGTGTCAGTCGAGTCGTGAACCCCTACGGTCGCTACGCCGGGGGCGCGTGATGCCCGTCCAAGGCAACCCCTACGTTCCTCCCGCTCCCGGCCCCCTCGTCATGGAACAATTTGAGGGGATGAATACGTCTACGAGTCGAGTAGGAATTCCAGATTCTCAAGTAAAATGGCTGGATGGGTTCTTCCCCTTAGATCACCACAACCTCCGCACTCTATACGACGTCGGTGCCACGCTCTACACCGCGGTCGGCACGACGATCGTTTTCTTCGGCTTCGTCAACATCGGCGCGACCCCCTACGCGATCATGTTCCAAGCCGATGGTTCGGTCGTCGCGGTCAACGTGAACACTGCGGTGGGCACGACGATTTTAGCGGCAGGGACGATCGCGGTGCCATCTCAGCTCACGATTGGGCTCTCTCAATGGGGGCAGCAATACGCGATCATTGTTGCTAACCAAGCGAACGGCTATTGGCTGTGGGATGGGCTTGTAACCTACGGTGCTGGCAGCATCGGCCCTCAAGTGGTGCTCACGAGCGGCGGCTCGGGATATGTGTCGAACCCGAATATCGGCCTCGTCGGCGGCAGCGGTTTTGGTGCCGTCTTCACATCGTCCATCAGCAACGGCTCGGTCGTTTCCGTAAGCATCTCTAACCCCGGTTCCGGTTACTTGGCGACCGATACGCCGACGCTTACCTTCATCGGCGGCAATCAGTCAGGCTCCGGAGCCTCTATTACTGCCGGTTTGGCGCATCATGCTGGTGGCTCGGGCGGCTCTATCTCTGTTACCATGGTGCGAGTGCTCAGCAACGAGTATGACGCCTATGCGACTCTTGTTGCCGGCGGTTCCGGGTACTCCAATTTCACAAAAGTCGTGGTAACGGGCGGGGATAATGTTTACGGCGCGCCGCTCAAGATCACGGCATCCGTCGTGGCTGGGGCGATTTCCAGCATTCAAGTGACCAACGGCCTGTATGGAAATTCCGTCGCACCGACCGTATCGATAACCGACAACGGTTATTATTTCATCAATTCGACGACCATCGTGTCCGGCGGTTCCGGTTACAGCAATTTTCCAGTTCTGTCCGTGGTTGACGCGAGCGGCAGTATTCAGTCATCGCCCGTTTTGACGCCGAGCGTGACCGGTGCAGGTAGTTCGATCACCTCGGTCAGCATCGTATCCGGCGGGCAGTTCGGCGCCAGCGTAACGCCGACCATCGTAATTACCGACACCGCAACATCTGCGGCTGGTACCGTCACGCTCATGCCCTACGGCGTCAGCGGCAACGCGGTCGAAACCTATTCCGGCCACGTGTGGGTTGCCAACCAGAACAATTACAGCTGGTCCACGCCCGGCTCGGCGTCCAACTTCGCCACCAGCGCGGGCGGCGGCTCGGCACAGTCCGCGGACTCCTACCTCAAGATCGGCTACACGCGCCTGATCCAGTCGAATGGGTTTCTCTATCTGATCGCCGATTCCTCGATCGACTACATCTCGGGTGTCCAGACGGCGGGCACGCCGCCCACGACGACCTTCACCAAGCAGAATGCCGACCCGACGATCGGCACGCCCTACCCGTGGTCGGTTATCCTGCACGGGCAGGATCTGCTGTTTTCCAATTCTGTCGGCATTTATGGCGTTGCCGGAGCTCGCCCGACCAAGATCAGCGCCATGCTGGACGGTATCTGGGGCACCGGCAACCTTAACCTGTCCGCGGCGCATGCGACGATCTTCAAACGTGAAGTGTGGATGACGCTGACAACTTTCGTCAATCCGCTGACGGGCGCCACCGTGACCGAGCCGTTCATGTGGGATGGCAAGCGCTGGTTTGCTTCGCCGCAGAACATGAATATGATCTTCATCGGCAGCCAGGAACTCAATTCTGTCTTCACGGCTTACGGGACTGACGGCACGATCGTAGCGCCGCTGTTCACGACCCCGTCTACCAACTTCACCAAGGTCGTGGAGTCGAAGCTGTGGGCCGAGCCCGGCGGCTACATGGTCAATCATGCGCCCGGCCGCTTCTGGGCGCTTGCCAATTACTATTCGCTCTCTTCGCCGTCGATCGTCCTGTCGATCGACGCGGTGTCGGCCGACCCGAACCAAGCCGGCAGCATCGTCTCGACGTCGGCAAGCTATACGATCCCCGGCCCGACTTCGACCGGGCATTGGGCGACTCCGCCGCAGGCAGTCGGGCAGCAGGGCATCCTGACGGGGATGACGATCAAGACGAATTGCAACGACATGGCGTTGATTGCTGTGACTATGGATGATAAGATTGTGGGGTATCGAGGATGACGGATCAAGGCACTCTTCGCTCTGTTGCAGCGGTGTTAGTGAGGGAATTTGCGCGAAATCAGGTAAGCGGAGATTCGGTCGATTCTGCAGAATCGTACTTCCGCATTGCCGCTGCCGTGCTCGCGAAATTGGAAAAAGCAGGTTGGCGAGCACCGGAAGCGGCCTGATGGGTTTGGCAACCCTCACCTTCGTCCCCGACACGCCCGCCGACTTCCAGCGGTGGAGCTTCTCGAACCAGGCGTCGCATCGCGACATCATCCGTGTGATCGGGCAAAATCAAGTCGCGATGACGCCGGGGTTCACGCTGACGCCGGTAAACGAATACCTGATCGATCCCTTCGACCCCGAGAACCTAGGCAACTGGCCGTACTTGCATCAGGTCATGCACAACCAGATGTTTCAAGCCGCCGGTCTGCCTGCCAGCTACGACCTCACCGGGATCGATTGGCAAGACCCCGAGGTTGTGCAAAACTGGATCTCGGCTCACGCCGACGATCATAACCGAATCTCAGCCTTTTTAGGATTGTCCTGATGCCCGCAGAAGCCCTGAAGCCCGTTGCCGCGCCTCCCGTCGTCTACGCCGAGGTGCGCCGGTTCGAGTTGCCCGATCTCGACACACATGCGCGGTGGTTCATGCCGCGCTTCCTGAAGGAGTACCCGCATCTCAATGAGCGCTCGGCGATCGGCTTTTTACGCGGAATCATCTATAGTAACGAGTTCTTGTTCCTGTTCCAGGAGAAGGGCGTCGCCTTGGCGCAGGCGATGGGATCCGGCGGCCTGGAAGCTGAGCCGATCGTCTGGGAACGGTTCGTCTGGGTCGAGAATCCAGCCGATGCCGGCCAGCAGCAGGCGGCCTCGTTTTTCTACGATCGGATCGTCAAGTGGGCGAAGACGATGGGCGTGTCGAAGGTGCACGTCGAGGAGCACAGCGACTGCACTCACGACCAGATCAAGGCGCGCGTGGGGCGGGTGTTCGAGACGCAGCAGCGGTATGTGAGGCCGTGAATCATGACTGAAATCTGGGTCGTATGTGAAACTTGTTTCGGATACGGAAAGCAAACTTGGTTTTTTGCTGCGGGCCAAGAAATCTTTCGACTGTGTGACGTTTGCAATGGTCGCGGCATGCTGTTTGTTGGAAACAATTGCGATTTGAAAAATGATAAGGATTCAGATTCATGTCCTTCTTAACTGATCTGTTCGAAGGCCACACGTCAAATTTGGGCACGGACCTGAGCCACGCCGGCTCATCCCTGCTGTCGCATCCGTCCGAGCTCTATGAGACGCTCGGCGGCGCCGCGGCGTTGGCGACCGGCGGGTTGGCGCTGGGCGGCTTGGCCGGTGCCGGAGGGCTGTTTGGTGCGGCGGACGCGGGGCTCGGCGCGGCTGATGCGGCAGGCGTTGGTGCAGCCACTGCCGACGCCTCAGCTTTCACTGGGGCGGCCGATGCGTCAGCCTTTGCTGGCGCGCCGGGAATTCAGGCTATCGATGCCGCGGCCGGCGGAGCGAGCTCCATTATCGGAAGTCCGGCTGCGGTGGACGCCGCTGGTGCGGCTGTCGATCCGTTGGCTGCGAGCGGAGGCGCCGCGGGCGGCGCTACGCCGCTCGGGCAAGCAACGACCGACGCCGATATGTTTGGCATCACGGGCACTGGGGGTGCAGCTCCCGCTGCAGCTCCCGCTGCAACTCCCCCCGCCGGCAGCAGTTTCCTGTCGACCTTGACAGACCCCTCGCAGTGGACCCTTCCCGGTGTCGGCAAGGTGGCGGGCGTGGCAGCAGCCGGAGCCGGTCTTGGCATGAACCTTCTAAACCGGGGTCAAACAGATCCCAATCAGGCGATGCTGGCGCAGCAGGCCGCCCAACTCGGGCAGTCCGGACAGGTGCTGGAGTCCTATCTCAAGACCGGCAAGCTGCCTCCCGCTCTCCAGGCACAGCTCGACCAGGCGGTTGCCGCCGAGAAGGCACGTATCGTTTCGGGCTACGCAGCCAAGGGCATGCCGACCGATCCCAACCAGAATTCCGCGCTCGCGCAAGATCTGAACAATGTGCAGACTAACGCGATCGCGGCGATGGCGAATGTCCAGGTCGAGATGATGAATACCGGCTTGAAAGAAACCGGTTTGTCGTCGCAGCTCTATCAGATGCTGACCCAGCTCGACCTCCAGCAGAACAAGGACTTGATGTCGGCGATCTCGTCGTTCGCCGCGGCGCTCGGGGGCGGGATGGGTGGCGGGCAGAATGTTAAGTTGAGTCTGGCCTGATGTTGTTTCGCCCCGGCATACAAACAGCTGATTTACCGGATGACTGGCCTCCTCGGGAGGATACTGATCCGCCGACTCAGACGTTCACTATTCCGCAGGGCAACTTGACGGCGGGCGATACCGTGACGGTGCCGCCGACTTCGGCATTACCGCAAGCCGCCCCTCCGCCCGGTCTCGCCCTTCCCGACTACGCGCCCTACGGCGGCGCCAACATGACCGGCCTGGCGCCGGGTTCCTCCGATTATGTGTCGAGCCGCCTTGCCGGCGAAGCCGCGGCAAAGGGCGAGGCGCAGACTTACTTCGATCGGCGGGCGGAAGACCAGATGGCGCAGGATCGCCAGAAGATGGCGCAATCCTACGACCTGGAGGCGGCCGATGCGCGCGATCCTGCCCTCCGGCCGTGGAACGCCGAGCAGGAGAAAGCCAAATACATCCGCGGCCCCATGGAGAACTTCGGCTCGGTCGGCATGATCTTCGCCATGGCTGCTTCCGCGTTCACCCGCACGCCTATGATCAGCGCCTTGAATGCGGGCGCCGCCGCCATGCAGGCAACTGCGCAGTCCGACGAGAAAGCGTACAAGCAGGCTTTCGACGCTTGGAAAAGCAATTCCGACCTGGCACTCAAGCGCTTCGACATGGAGCGCAACCTCTATGAGGACGCCAACAAGCTGCTGACGACCGACATGGGGCTGTGGAAGCAGAAAAGCTTGATGCTCGCGGCGCAGTTCGACAACCAGAAAATGCGGATCATGCTGGAAAACGGCATGGACAAGGAGGTGCTGGACGCGCAGGCCGCGCAGTTCAAGGCCGCGGAGGAGATGCGCAAGCACAAGGAGGCGTTCGAGACCTACGACTTCAAGCGCAAGATGATCGCCGAGACGATCGACGCTTGGCAACAAGAGCATCCCGGTGTGGACGACGAGCATCCTACGCCCGAATACGTGGTGATGAAGGCGCGCGCGTTCAGTGACGCGCAGGCGGCTTCGAAGGGAACGCTCTCGCGCCCACTGACATCAGATCAAGAGTTCATTCAACGCTATTACGCCGAGCACCCCGAAGCGACTCCGGAAGAATTTTCCACGGCCTTTGGGGAATTCAAACGTGGACAGCATTTGCCGACAAGGCCCGGTGGTGCGGGAACGCGGCCTGGTTCTGTTAATTCTGATCGCGTCGCGATGGACGCAGCGATCCGGAAAGAACATCCCGATTGGCCGGACGACAAGGTGATCGAGGAACGCAACCGCCGACTGAAAGCCTCGACGACATCTTTGACCGGCAACGAGAAGGAAAAGCTGGAGACGCGGATCAACAAATTCGCACACTCCGACGAGATCATCGACAAGACGCTGAAAGTGTTGGAGACGCATTCTGGTGCGGCCGGCATCGCGGGCAAAGTGATGCGGTTGGAGGAACGCGTCGGCAACATTCTTGGTGCCAAGAGTACCGAGCGCGTCCAGATGATGCGTGATATCGAACTATTGCGCGGTTGGGCGAAGGAATTGCTGTTTTCGTCGAACAGCAAGCTGAAAAAGGAAGCCGAGCGCGTCGATTCCATCGTTGGCGGCACAAGTCCTGGCGATACCGGACCGAATACGATCCGCGCTTTGCGCGACTTGAAAAATCTGTACGACCGGATGCGCACCGAGGACAACGCAAAGCTGAGCGGCACCTGGACGCCGCCCAATCCTGCTGAAAGCAAGCCCGCGCCTTCCTCCAGCGGTAAGAAACCGTGGGCAAACGACGCACCGAGCCCCTGATGGAACTGGATCAAGCCCCGGATCAGACGCCCGAGCAACAAGCCGACGCCATGGCCGGCAGCGGCCTGCGCACGGTCATGCGCCGGGCGTTGCCTGCGAGTGCAAAAGCGCCGCTGGAAGAGAAGATTGCGCCTCCGATCAAGATCACGGATGAAGAAGGTTATAATGCGCTCAATCCCGGCATGCGATTTATTGATCCGGACGGTGTTGCCCGCACTAAATCGTGGACTGTTACCGACGAGGAAAGTTACGATCTCGTTCCGGAGGGAAAAGAATACGTCGATCCCGAAGGCATCCGCCGCACCAAGCCCGCTTACGAGGATGTCGATTTCACCGCTTCGACTCTGTACCACATGGCGGTCAACGACACCGAGCGTCGCAAGGCGCTGGAGCGCTCCTATCCCGGCAAGGTGCAGCAGGATACGCAGGGACGTTTCTATGTCGATGACGACGGCAAGCGTCGCCGGCCCAAGAACATGCTGGAGAGCGGCACAGGCGCGATGTCGACGATCGCCGGGGCGGCAGCGCCCATGGGCGCCAGCGCGGTTGGAGAGGGGTTAGGCGCAGCGGGTGGGGCTACCTTCGGCGCGGGTGTGGGCGCTTTGCCCGGCGGCGTGGCCGGCGCTGGTTTAGGCGGCGCGCTTGGCCAGGGCTTCAACGACATTATTTTGCAGCTCGCGGGCGTCTATGACCGATCCGGAGGCGAAGAAGCGCTCAATCTTGCTCAAGCCGGCGGTTTCGCGGCAGCAGGCGCTGGTGCCGGTCGTTCGATGGCCGCTACAATCGGGGCCGCGGGAGGCGTAAAACAAGCTATCAAGAGCGGCGCAGGGTCTGGCGTTGCCGCCAAGTTCCTGGGGGCCGATCCCGAGGGACTCGAAACGGCCATCGGTCTACGCGAAAAAGGTGTCCTCGTCCCACCGTCAGGATGGGCAAAGGAAGCGCCACACATCCAGAACGTGGTCGAGGTTTTCGATCCTGCATTTCACACGCAAAAACCGCTTTTGCAGTCGGCAACCGAGCATTACGAAAAAACCGGCGCGAGCCTCCTTGACCAATTTGGTGTCAAGGATGCTGGATCGCTGGCAGCGCCAAAAGAGGCGGTGCCGACGCAAAAAGCAGGCGAAGCTTTGCTGGCACGTACGCTTCGCGAATCCAAGGCGGCTGACGATGAATTGCGACGCGTTCTTGATGAGCGCAAAGCGGCTTTGCAAGCGGGCATGCCCGAAATTCAAGAGCGCCGTGCCGCCATCGATCGCGCCGCCGAGAATAGCCGCCGGGAAGCGCAACGCTTGATCGATCAGGGCTATCAGCAAATCCAGGAGACGACCAATCAGGCTGCGCGCCTGTCCGGCGCCGGGCATAATAGTGGCGAGCTCTGGGCGACGGTCGGTGAGCGCCTTCAGGCAGTGAAACGTGGTTTGCAGGAACGTGCTACGGTCATGTATAATCAGGCCGACGAGCTTGCCGGTGAGCATTTGCCGAACGTGCGGGGTTTGCCGGAGTTAGCCGAACAATTCGCATCGCAATTGCCCGAAGAATTTGAGCGCAACCAACCTGCGTTGGTGCGGCAATTGCGTGCTATGGCTGGTGAACATGACCCCCAAACAGGCGCGGTTATTCGCGAACCATCGGCTCCAACATTCGGGCAACTCCATAATTTGCGCTCGCAGATACGCTCAAACGCTGACTTTTACCGGCTTAATTCCGACATCAAGAATGGCACCTACAAGTTTTTCGCTCGACGCGTCGACGAGGCGCTTCACGATCCTCACGCTGTCCCAGAATTGCAGGCGGCAGCGCGGCAACTCGATCGCGCCGATGCCTTCTATCGCGAGAACATGCCGATCTTCGAAGCCACCCAGATCAAGGCAGTCATGCGCGGGCTCGAATCCGGCGAACCTGCCGATCCGCAGCGGCTGTTCGATACCGTGGTCAAGGAAGGGCATACTGACCTGACCAACCGGATTCGCGAGATGGTCGGCCCCAATTTATGGGCCGGCGTGCAAGCAGCGGATCTGCAGCAAATTCTAAACTCCAGCCGCGGACTGGTCGAAGGCGAGATTGATGGTCGTGCGTTCACTCGGCAAGTCCTGGACCGGCACCGTTCCGGCGTGCTTGATGCCGTGCACGGGCGCGACATCACGCAACGGCTTCTACGGCAGGCGCAGGACGTGGCCATGCTGGAAGGGCGGTTGCCCCTGACAGCGCGCCCTGGTGACCGGATGACGGATATTATTGGGCAGGCGCAGGCGGCGGCCGACGCCGCCAGGGAGGCGGCTAGAGCCGATCCGCTGCGCACCCTCAACACCGAAATGAAGCGGATCGAGCGAGAACACGCGCAAAAAGCGGGAAAAATGCGCGCTGAGCGGAAGAATGACCCGCTGGGATTCCTCTACGATCCGACGACCGGCGCGACTGAAGCGGTCAACAAGATTCTCAACAACGAAGACTTGCTGCTCGCCACTGCAGGGCGGTTCGATCCGAAGTCGCCCGAGTTCAACATGCTTCGGCAAGTGTGGGCGCAACGGCTACTGCAGGGGACGCTGGAGCCAGGTTCGCGGTTGGCGAAGGTATCGCCCGAGGTGCAAAATATCATGTTCCCCGGCACGACGTTGGGGGACATGCACCGGCTTGCTAAGGAGATGACCTATCTTATGTCGTCCAAGGGCGCTGATGCGGGCGCCGGATTGTCCATGTCGGCAACTGCCAAGGTGGAGCGTCCCTGGTCTTCGATCGCGGGCGGCGGTGGGATTGCTAAATTCGTGACCAGGCCACTCAGCGTCTTCCCCGGCGATCCGGCTGGGCGGTATTTGCTGGGCGGGTATTATAAATTGGTCCGCACGGTTTCGAACAACGTCGCCTTCATGAAGTGGGTCCAAAAGGGACTCAAAGGTGACAGTCAAGCGCGAGAAGTCGTCAAGGAAGCCGTGCAGCGCGCCATGAATGCCGGCGGCGCGGTTGGGGCGGCGGTTGGGGCGGCGGTTGGCGAAAGCCAGTATCAGGCTGGCTCGGAAGGACTCCCGCCGTCCCAGGAAAATTCGGAAGGTGGTAACCAGCTACCTCAAGGCGGACTAGCACCGCACGCACAGTTGCAGGGGCCGCCCGGCGCGGTGCTGTCGGATGAGAGTCCTGATCCCGTTCGTCCCGGCGCGCAGTACGCCTCAAATGAACCGGCGAAACCCGAGAGCGCTCTGCCGCAAGAACCCTCTAATTTCCTGGCTGACGCCGATCCGGCTCAGCAGGCGCAGCAAGCCCGCGAGGTCGCGGCACAGCGGCAGCGCCAAGCTGTCCGGCCCGCCGAGGGACGCCAGGAAGGCGCGTTCACCGACGCGCTGTTCGACGCGCTCATTCCTGGCCGTGCCGCTGTCCGGTCGCTGACGCAGGGCCAGTACGGGCAAGCCGCCGTAGAGGCCGGCGCGTCCGCGATGCCGTACGCAGGAAAAGCGCTTGGCGCCGCGGTTCAAGCTGCTCCAATGCTGACCAAAGCAGTAGCTGCATCCACCGCCGCCCTGACATCGCTGTTCATGGATACGTCGGAAGGCGCTTCCAAGCTCTCGCCCGAAGACCAGTCACGCATCCGGATGATGCAGGAGAAGTCCAAGCTGGAACAGCAGAACCGGGCCAAGGATGCTGAGCAGCGGAAGAAGGAAGCCGACGAAAAGGCAGATCGCGACGCCAAAGCCGCTCAAGCCGCGGCGCAGACTCAGGCCGATTTGCAGGCAAAACTTGCCCAGATCGAGGCAGACAAGCAAAGAGAACAGGCGCGGATCGAGGAGGAGCACAAGGCGGCCGAGCAGCGCGCAGCGGAAGAGACGATCAAAGCGAATGCGGCCGAGAACAAGCGTATGGCCGAGCGACCTTTCCGGGAGAAACATCCGGACGCGGATTTGGGCATGTTCATGGGCGGCATTGCCGCTGCTGCGATCCTCCCTGGCGCCAGGCAGGCTTACAAGCAGTGGGCGTTTAATACCTACTTGAAGGATTGGGAAAAGCTCGACGCGGTCGCCGCGCAAGCTCTGAAGACAGGCACGCGGGAGGAGCAGCAGCTGGCCGTTAACCGCTTGACTGCCGCTGCAGCAGAACTTGCCAAGCGCGAAGGGAAACTGGAAAAGTACCCGTGGATCACGCAATTGGGGGCGCCTGCGATTGCAGTTGAAATGAGCATGTTGCCAGCAGAAATTGACATAAGGCAACCGTACGGAACCAAGGCACACGAATCTGCTGTTGATTATTATAGCGATCGCGCAACTTACGCCGGCTTGGGACTTGTCGGCGCCGGAGGTTTCGGACTCGGTCATTATGCACACGAACTCGCCGAGGGAGTTGTACCTAGGGGAAAAATACCGACCGGTACGGCTGGCACAGTCAAGACGTTCGAGGAGCGTAACACGGCTGAAGCAATCGCAGCAGAAGCTGCGGCCAAGAAGAAGGCTGAATCTGTCGCGAAGCGCAAAGCAACGCTCGAAGCCAAGAAGAAGGTCGAGGCAAAAGAGGAGCCGCGCAAGGCCAAGGTGCCGCGCGGCGGCTCTAAGATTTACGGACTGAGGGACGAATGAGCGCCAAGGAGAAGATCGAGGAGCTCGCGTTACGCGTCGCCCAAGATGCGCTGGATCCGAGAGCGACCCCCGAGGACCGCCGCGAGGCGTTGAAAATCCTCAATCCGCACTATACGATGCTGTTGAAATCTAAAGTAAAGGATGACTTGCCCGCCGAAGGCGGGTTCGACTTTGATCGATTCAACCAGGAGAACCGCGATGGTCGACCCGGCACGAAAGTGGGAAGTCATTCAGGACGAGCCTGAAGAGACGGATGCTCCTTCGACAAGGGCTCAGGAGCGACAAGACGCCGCACCTCCTGGGCTCGATCTCCTCTTGCTGAGCTTGAAGACGCTGTCTCAGCGCACGCTCTCTGCCATCGCCAATCTCTTCACCCTGGTGACCATGACAGGCACGTGGTGGTTGTGGTATAAAACCCCGGATCCCAACCCGACCCAGATCGTGTCACTCTCGATATTCGCCGCGTTCGTGCTTGCAGCCAACTGGCTGGTGAGGCGGAAATGAGAATCCTCATTATATTGCTGCTGGCCTGCTCGCAGGCGAACGCCCAGCAGCAGGTACGGCTGTGCTTCAACGTCACCGGCAGCGCGTTCTGCACGGTGGCGACCGCGGCCAACAAGATGCCAACCGGAGCAGGGACGGGAGGTGCCGGGGCCGGGACGGCGCCGCAAGTGCGCCTGTGCTATGCGCTTCCTAATTCGCCGTTCTGCCAAGTGGTGGACGCTACACATCCGCTGCCGATTCAGTGAGGTTAAAGACATGCGTATCCTGCTCGGATTAGCTCTGCTGGCCGCAAGCCTTTTGGCGCATCCTTTTGACCGAGGAGTGGCGCAGGCGCAGCAGATCGTTCTTCCTTGCGTCCCCTCGGGTAACAGTTGCATCCCAGTCTCAGCGGCCAATCCGTTGCCGACAACGGGGGGCGGTGGGGGCGGCGGTATTACCCCTGGTACGACGACGTGCACTTCCTGTACTGCCAATAACTTACTTTATACCGATGGCACGCTGGTGCAGGAACTTGCCACTGCTAATTCTGGAGTCCTAGTTACCTCTGCGGGAGGCGTTCCCTCTATTTCGACGACGCTGCCGAGCGGGCTGACGATACCGGGGTATCTGACCTCTCTAGTCATCGGCACCACGGCGATCACGGGCGGGGCGACGACGCAGGTGCTGTTCAACAATGGCGGGGTGCTTGGATCGGATGCGGGACTCACGAAGGTATCCGGCGCAACTGGAGCTGTGACATTTGGGGGACCAATAATACTGCCTTCTGGCGCCGCGCTTACGCCAAGTGTTGCAATCGGGTCGACAACCAACGGCATTTATGCTAGTTCCACCACCATTATAGATTTTGCGCCAGGCGGGTCTCAAACCTACCGTTTCAGCACTGGAGGCTTTTTCGCCCTTGGCGGCGCTAATTTGGTTGTATCTTCTGGAGGCGGGTTTTTCATCTCCAGCGGCACGGCGGGCGCGGCCGCAGTCGATACGACCATGTGCAGGCAAAGTGCCGGTATCGTGGAAATAGGTTCGGGAACGGGTTGCGGGTCCGGGGGGGCGCTTTATGTGGGCGTGATCAATGCCACTTTGAGTGCCGCTACCGGCACGAACACCGTCTGCAACACTCCCGGCACGAATACTGCTCTCACTGTCCAGGTATGGTCGACCGGCTGCGCAGCATCCTCGGCGCGGTTCAAGACTGATTTGACGGACATTCCCGACGCGGCAGCTCTTGGCGTGATGGCTGGCCTCAAGCCACGCTCATACCGCTATCGACCGGGTGAGGGCGATGGCGGCGCTGATATCCATTTCGGCTTTACCGCCGAACAGGTGCGCGAGATCGATCCGGACCTCATTACGTTCGAGGCTGATGGCACGACGCCTCATGCGGTAAAATACAATGAACTGTGGGCTTTTTCGGCAGGGGCTATTCGGTCTCTCAAGGCCAGGGTCGACGCCCTGGAGGCCCGATGAAATCACTCGTAGCCCTGCTGTTGTCAACCGTTTGCGGGTACGCACTTACTTGTCAGCAGGCATGGAATTACGCCTATTGCGCGTATCCTCCGTTGGTTGTTTCGGCATTTCAAGGGAACACCATAGGCGACCAGATCGCGGCATGTTTGGCTGCGCTGCCATCGGTAGGAGGCATATGCGACGCGCGCGACATGCCGCCGTCCGGCACCATTCCCGCAATGACCATCACGCAGAGCGGAACGACGATCCTCGGCCCGTGCGGACAGTACGTGGTAACGGGGCAAATCCTCCTCAACGCGAACACGGTCAAATGGCTTGGATGCGGAGAGGACTTCGGGACGACCGGAACACGCTTCATGTGGGCCGGCAATGCGACCGACGCGATGTTTCAACTGACTGGCAGTCGCAATGTAGACTTTGAGCATTTTTCTATATGGAGTGATACGCCCGCGCCGCTTGCAAGCGGCATCGGCCAGTCTCCTGGGTCAAGCGGAACGACGACCAACAACGTATTCCGCGACCTTATCATCTATTCCAATCGGCCGGGCGGCCTCGGAATCGGCATGCGCTGGTACGGAGTTGGCGGCAACAACGACGAGTCGCTGGTCGAGCGCGTCGTCGTCAGCAACTACACCACGGCCGCATACAGCATCGAGAACTCGCAATCGAAATCCCACCTGTTTGTCCATTCGGAATGCGTGGGCGCGAAAGGCGTAAGCCAGTATTGCGTGACGACGGCGCTGGGAGCCGCGAGCGGATCGTTCGCCGCCATCAACATGCTCGGCGGAAATAATGCTGTCGATTTCTATCTTGGCGCACCCGACGATACGATCAATATCATAGGCGGCGACTTCGAGGGATCAGGACGCCTGCTCCAAACGTCGGCAACCGGCACAGGCTGGCCCATCAAGGTTGATGGAGTGCGCTGGTCGGCGGATTCGATCAACGCAGATCAGAGGGCCGTCATCTTCGGCGAACGCGGCGGATTTACTTTCAGCAATAACTTGATCGAGCCGGGGCCGGCCGGATCGACGCCCTTTATCGATCTCGAACCCAGCGCACCCGGTGGCAACGCCATCGCTTTCGGCAATGTCATCTTTTGGAATCCCGCCGCGGCGCAAAGCCAGCCGTTCACGGGCGGAGGCGGAAACGGAGTGAATTGGACACTGTTCGCGAACACGGTCACGGATTCACAGGCCGACACGTTTTCAATACCGAATGCGATTAGCGGTGGCGTTGCAGCTTGCGCCGGACAATCGCTGGCCGTTAAAAATGGGATCATCACCCAATGCTGAGCCGTATCCTGATCTTCCTCTGTCTCGACACGCCAGCCCTGGCCCAGCAACTCCCGCCGCTCGACCCGGCCGTCCAGCTCGGCGTTTGCCAGCAGCAGCGCGCCCGCTTCCTCGACGACAGCGAGAAGGCATCGGCCTACGCGACGCAGTTCTTCGCCGAAATTGATGGGCTAAAGAAGGAACGCGACGACTTGAAAAAGAAGCTTGCCGAAGCAGAGGCGAAGATTCCGAAAGAAAGATAAAATGACTACGGTCCAGCAAAGCGGCGCTCCGACTCCCTATCACATCGCCCAATGGCTGGCGAACGGTGTGATCGGAGATGGTGGGGCAATGCCAACAGGACGACTTATCGTCTCTGGCCGCGGGCTAAATTTCAATACGACTGCCGATCAGCCGATCGCAATCCCGCAATACATCACCGCCTTCCGGATCGCCAATATCATCATTACCAACACCTCGATCAGCCTGACGACAGCGCAAGGCGGGTTCTACCCGGCCGCCTCCAAGGGCGGCACGCCGATCGTGGCGAACTCGCAGGCGTACTCGGCGCTGACGACGTCGGCCGGGCTGATGACTGCCACGCTGGCGGCATTTGGATCCGGTACACGGTTCTCAGCGACGAATCTCGGGGCGATCGGCGGCCTCCTTGCGATCTGGTTTTCGCTTTCGGTTGCTCAAGGTGCGGCAGCGACTGCGGACATCTACTTCGTAATTGATAATTTGAGTTGAGCGCATGAAAAAAATTCTCGCACTCCTGTTCGCTCTTGGTGCTTCTCCGGCGTCAGCACAACAACCGGTTGTGCAGTCAGGTTTTGTAACCCCTGGTCACGGCGTTAATTGGATCACCAACGGCGTAGTTGGTGACAGCGGCGCCCCGTCAGGCGGCGTGGGCCTTCTCGGCAGCTTCGTCATCAACGACATGCTGTGCGCCAGCGCGACCGGCACAAGCATCTCGGTCATCGATTGCGGGTTCTCGGCGACCGGGACCAACAATTGGGTCGGACTGCAAAATCTGAACGGAGGTGCCACGGCGCCGACGCGACCGGCGAACGATTCCACGACAAACGTCGCCACCACCGCCTTCGTCCAGAATTTCGGTGCCGCGCCCGCCAACGTGATGAACTTCGGCGCGAAGTGCGATGGCTCGACCGACGACACGACCGCCATCCAGACCGTCCTGAACACCTACAAATACGTCCTGATCCCGGCGAGCGGCTCCGGGTGCAAGGTGTCGACCATCACGGTCGGCAATCTCGCTTATCAGGTCTTGGCGGGAGCCGGCCCCGAAGCGTCGTTCCTAACGAGTTCCTCGACCACGGCCGACATCATTCAGATGACGGCGGCCGTCCCCGGCCTCATCATCCGCGATCTCGGCTTGAAGCGCTCGGCGACCGCGTCCGCAGGCTGCGGTATCGACTACCTCGGTTATGTCGATCTTCCTCAATTAGTCGACATCGAGGTACAACAGCAATACGTCGGCGTCTGCCTATCCAGCACCGGCTACGGCATTTTCCGGCATTCGTATATCCACAACAATATCAGCGACGGCTGGACGATCAAATACACCACTATCAATAATGAATTCCAGTGGTACGTCGACACAGTTCTGAGCGCGAACAACGGCGGACGCTGCGTCACGGTGACGGCACCGAATTCCGGCATATCCGTCACAATGGGAACGTGGACAAACACGTTCTGTTTTGCCAACGTCGGCAAGGGCGCAGCCTTTCTTGGAAATAGTACGGTTTCCATAACCGGGGTGAGAATCGTCGGCGGCTTCTGGGGCACCGACGGCGATGTCGAAGGATATTTCGACACCTACGGCGGGCAGCACCAGCTCACCGGACTTTTCACTGAACTGTCAGGCACCAATTCCTGCATCCAGTTCACGGCGAACAACACCGAAGCGGTCCTGACCGGTGTCACGGCTAATGCTTGCGCCGCGGCCGGAGTAACCAACGCTGCGACGACCATGCTGAACATGGTTGGCGGCAAGCTCGGCAGCAACGGTACCTACGGGCTTGTCAATACCGGCGTGGCGAACCTGACCGGAGTTGAGTTTCTCTCGAACACGTCCGGCACCGTCAGCAACTCCGGCACCTTCACCGGCCGCGGCAATTCTCCGGCAAGCGTCGACACGCTTCTCGGTCTCGCTCAAGGCGGGACGAACGCTAACCTCTCCGCGACCGGCGGCACATCCCAGGTTCTCAAGCAGGTTTCGACCGGCGGCGCAGTCACAGTCGGCCAGCTTCAGTGTACCGATCTCTCGACCGCTGGTACCGCCTGCCCCGCCAACACGGGGACTTCTGGTGCCACCGTGCCCCTGCTCAACGGCAATAACGCGTTTTCCGGTCAGAACGTCTTCACGGGCCAACTTATCGCCAACGGGCCGGTTCCGACGCTCACCGGCAGCTGCGTCGTCGTTGCCGGCACCCAGACGGGCGGATCGACAGCTGGTAAATTCGCCGTCCCGGCCGGGAACTGTGCTACAACGACGACGGTCATCCTCGCCATGCCGACTGCGCCGACCGGCTGGGCCTGCGATGCCCATGACCTGACTACGCCCACCTCGATCTTCGATCAGACTGGAACTGAATCGACAACCAGTGTAACCTTCACCATCCGTTCCGCGAACGCTTCGGCGGCCGATGTCATAAAATTTAAATGCCAAGGGT